GCGGCTCATCCGGTGGTTATTTAGTTGCGCAGATCAATAATCCCTCCGCAACTTACCCCTACCTGATCGGCGCTGGAGGTACGGGAGCGAGCGGTGCGGGAGCCGGTGGCTCCGGCGTCATCATCGTCAGAGAATTTTACGGCAGCGGTGGTGGTGGTGGTATTGGTGCAGTTACACCGTTCTCTGCGTTAGTAACTTCACCAAGTGTTCATCCAATTGGTGCTATCATGAGTGCATATCTCACTGAGGCACAATTTCAATACCAAATGGGTCCTGGATGGATTCTTCAGGATGGCAGAAGTGTAGCGGGATCTTCGTATGCAACTCTGACTGGTAATACTACCGTTCCAGATGCTCGTGGCATGTTCATTAGAGGTTCCGGAACGAACGCAGCACAGACATTGCAGAACGGCGGATTTCCTGTCGGTGCAGCACTGGGAGCGTACCAGCAAGATGAGTTTGCAAGTCACGATCACACCATACCATTTGCCCCTATTTCTAATACAGTACCTTCAGGTTCTGGTGGAACGGGTATTAGCGGGACCACAGTAACGGGATTTACTGGTGGTGCTGAAACTCGTCCAGTTAGCGTAAGTGCTAACCACTTCATCAAGATTAACTAAAGAGTAGGTTGGTAACATCCACAAACAACTCAGGATCGCAATTGTTTGCTACTTGGTAGTCTTTTGACCACTTGATGAGTATTCCATTCACGTGCACTGTTCCATTGCTTTCAAGCCATTGAACAGTTGTCGTCGAACCAGAATCTATAGTCTTGACTTGTGATTCTAGGGACTTAACATAGATAGGCACCAGGGAAACCAGCAAACTAGTGTTAGCTGTGTTGACCACCATATCCTCCAAGTCATTTATCATCTTCATGACGAATGCTTCGATGTTTTTATGTCTCTCGGCTATCTCTTTTTTCAAGGCTTCTCTACGCCTTGTCTTAGTATCGATAGCAGCCAGTAATTTCTTTTTGATGTCTGACATTAGCTGCCAATTCTATGGATGGTGATCGCGGTATTTATGTCTACTGGAATTATGTCTCCAGCATTCATGTGTTGCAAACTAGCCTGCATATGATAACCAACATGTTGCTGTACCATGTAAACACCGGATACCGGTACAGTATACGTGGCCAGCATGACATTAAGTTGTTTACACATGCCCAACTTTTTCAATAGAGTGAATAGTTTAGTTCGATTGCCTTGAGTGTGGAATGCATTGTGAGTATCAAGGCCATCTGTGCTGAACGCGACAGTTTCATCCATCTATAGGTTTTACCATAGAGAAAAAGAAACTCAAGAATGCTTCGCGACCAAGTTCTTTGGCTTTGTCGTTCCAATCCTCTGTGGATCCAGTTAGAGCGTAGTGTGTCGCTGCGCCAGATTCTTTAAACTTCTTGAGCATCTTCATGCCTGCGTCGTCCGTATCAGGAGCAATGACTACTTTGAATCCCTGTTCTTTGAGTTTCTTAAGTTCTTCCTGATGATGCTTCGTAGCGCCAGCCCCGTTGCAAGAAATAGCCCTCCAGGGATTATTGCTAATCCCACCGTAAGCCATGTTGAGCGCCTGGTTAATAGAGATCGCGTTAAATGCGCCCTCGCAGACAATGACGCTCTGAACATTCCCAATAAATCGCGATTGATTCCACCCATAAAACAACAAACCTAATCTGGTTCCTGGAAGTGTGTCCATCTTTTGGACTTCACCGTCAGAGTGAATTCGTGGCTCTATAAACCTTGTCTGTGCACCACAAAAATGATTTTCAAAATAGTACGGGAAAACTATCCCGTTCCTTTCTATATCATAATACATATCTCCCTCAGGAGTGAGCCCTCTGCTGCGAATATATTCGACGCCTGGTTCAGCGCGCGTGTCTGACAGGGGAATGTATCGTGCGGGCCATTCCATGACCTGAAGTTCGTCCGGTGGAGCTTCCTTAAAATCAAAGTCTCCTTTAAGAAATTCTGGAAGGTCGATGCCGGCATGGTAGCAGTACGACCTGATGGAGTATCCACGTTGGCACTTACCGACGCAGTAGACCCATACAGCCCCATCTTCGGGGTCTATATGCCAATGTAAACAGTTATTCTTCTTGCCATCTTTACAGATGAGGCACTTCTTAGTGTTTACCATCTTTAGGTTTTCCTAGATTCTGTCCGATCTCGTAATCAGCACCGGCTGACAGTGTATTAGCTAAAGCAGGTGAGGAGGCTACGAGCTTGTCCAGCTTCCTTTCAGCCTGTTCACGTAGGTTGACCTGTTTGAGATATCGGCCTTTCTCAAACGGGCAAACAATCCTATGGCCCTGGGCAACGCCGAAGCGATCCTTATGAATGACAAAGTCACTGGTTGATTCTTCGAAGTTGGGAACAACTTCTATGATGACAGAGGCCGGCTCAACGATAGCACTACACTCCTTGATGCGCATATCTATGTCTTTAGATGGACGTTTGCCTTGAGAATACAGCTGTACAAATAGGACAACTGGGATTTCACAACTCTTGATAAACTGACCCAGCCAGATGCGAAGGTCGTTCAGGACGTCATATCTAGTGCGATCCCTATCGTTGATGGAATCCTTGATAAGTTGGTAATAGTCGATGAGGATGCAAGAGTAACCTTGACCCTTCATGTTTTCCATAAGTTTCTTAACGCCCTCAATCTTGGTCGTAATACCTTCCTTGTAAACGACGTCGATAACTTTGACGTATTCTGTGATCTCTTTGAACAGCTTCATGCACTCGAGAAGCTGATCCTTAGGCATGTAGCCCTTCTTATAGTCGTTGAAGTTATAACCCTTCTCCAAACATGCGATACGAAATATGACGTCTGCCTCTGTCTCCTCGTTGGAGATAACTAGAACCTTCTTTTGTTGTTTCCAAAGCGGGTAGGAGATATTAGCTGCTACCGTGGACTTACCAGAACCGGTATATGCGCAGAATAGATACAGATTTTCACGTGTGAAGGGGATAGCGGCAGTGAGCGAATCGTTAATGAGCGTTAAGCGCTCAGCCAACATCTTGTTGTAGTTGGCGATGTTGTTGAACATCTTACGTAGCGAGTCATTGCTACCGAACGAGTTGATATCCTCAAACGATATGTCAACTTCCTTTGTAGTCGCTACCCCAGCCTTCTTGAGCTGAGCATCTATCTGATCTTTACTTAGATTCGCCACTGTTGTCCTCCCCCAAAATGTCTTTCTCCGGATCAAAAATACATGACTGCAATCTTTTTTCTAACTCTTCCGTGTCTAGAATTGGATATGAATCTGCATTCCTTCGTTGCAGTTTATACTCCTTCGCAGACATGGAACCGTAAACTTTTGGTTCATTGTCGTCATCTTTATCTTCCGGCAGAGGATAAACATGGTAGAAGCTGTTGGTAGCACGGTCGGTAATGTCTTGGTGCCAACCGTCGATAAACTCTTTCTCTGTCTTGTCTGCGTGTGCAGGTGCGTTCTTAAGAAGCTTCCACTGCGTTTTTGCTAGGCCAGGGGAAGGAAGATGAACCTTGACTGCCTGCTGTAAATAGGAATGTGCTTCCTCGAAGGTCGCACCAGCAGAATTGAAAGCGTCGAACAGCTCGTCGAAATTTGAGCTAACAAACTCTCGAGACCTGTCCTTCTCACGGAGAGAAGCCCTCCATTTCTCAAATATGAGATCCAGGTTAGGTGTTGGCATTCTCTGCCTCTTGCGTTATAACCTGACCAGTCTTTAAGTTGGTAATCTGGATCTTCGCTGAGTTATTGATCTTGTCCAGAAACAAGAGTTCAATCTTGTACTCATTATTCACTATAAAGGGACGATTAGTTGAAAGCCACCAGTAGAGTGAAGTTTTAAGCTTTCCAGCGTATTGAGAAAAATTATCATTCATAAAATACCTCTCGTTATTTATACGAAATCTTATTTTTAAGGTATTCTGCCGTCTTAATGACGTGCTCCTCCGTCCACAAAGGTTGAATATTTGTGTAATGAACCGCCTTAATAATGTCTTCTCTTTTAGACAAATCAAAGTTATTTAACTCAATAACATGATCAAGTTGCCATTGTCCATAGTTGTTCCATGTCATTAACTCTTGCGTGAGTGGATTAGGATGAAACTTGGACTCTAAATAGAGAATAAAATCCTCTATAGAACAACCTAAATCCTTAACGGCAGAACCGCTTTTTAGTTTGTGTTTAACAGCGGCATATAATCTAGCTCGCAAGGTCTTTTTCAACCTAAATTGAAGATCGTTCTTGAATTTGTCTCTATAATAAGCCGTTAGTTTGTGTTTATTATCTCGGTTCCAAATTCTTCTTTGTTTCGCTCTTTTCTTTTTGTGAGAGGCGTAATATTTAGCTCCACGTTTCTTTTCTTTTAGTTTGTTATCCTGATACCACTTCTTGTAGTAACAAGTTTTACACATATCTTTGGCATATAAGGGTTGATGATTACATTCCATATTGGGGATTATACTGTATTATTAGGTTAAACCACCAGTAAACTCGTTTACATCTTTGTCCTTCTTGCGGCTGTTACATGTGTAACACGCTACAACTAGGTTCGAGGAGTGAAATCTCTCGCCACCTTTAGACAAGGGTTTAACGTGATCTAACGTTGCTAGATCTTTGTCCACATCGCTCTGTGATTTAAGTGGACCACAACCACAATAGAAGCACATGAGCGTCTTATGCTTCTTAAGGTGTTGACGCAGGAACCATTTACGGTACCTTAACCAAGTTTTGTAGCTTATTGGGCGGGGAGCAAGTTTCTTCGTGAGAAGAACAAGCGCTGCCAGACTCTGGGGATGGGGTTCATGCACCAAAACGTTGTGCTTGTCGTATCTCATAAAATAAAACCGGTGAGGCTGTCCTAAGAGCATCCTACCTCTTGCGAGGCTGTGGGTTTTTCGAGGTCACTCGTTTGATCAGCGGTACTATAGCCCTTTGTTCCCTTTTCTCACCGATGGGGAGTCAGTCAGTCTGGGCTTGATTCCAGATCCACGGGCTCACACCAGTCATACGTGTTATCCCGCCACTCCTGAGTTTCTGAGGACTGGTATCCGGGCTTTCGCCCACCTCAGTGCGTGTCCATCCACGCCGCTGCTGACCTGTTGATTATACCAGATAGTAGAATACACTAATGCTGAGCCATATAGCGATTTACAACGACCGCCTCATCATTACGGATCCCTCGAAGGAGATGCGCAACTTTATCCAGAGTGAACTGACATACACAGATAAGTCAAAACAGTATCAACTCAGACGCATGGGTAAGAATATCTGGCAGAGAAACTCACCAGCGTATAAGCAACTTCAGAGTGAAATCAAGGGAGCACTATACGAGGAGATCGCGCCGGACAAGATTGCTGTCTCGTCCTGTTTTGTTGAACTACTCAAAGACAAATTTAACACTATAGTTCCTCTGGATCTTAGAGGTGATACTGGTAAGAAGATTGCTCTTCCATGGGTGAAGAAACCTTATGACCTTAGAGACTATCAGGAAGAAGCTGTTGACCTAATGCTCTACCATCCTAGGGGACTTATTAACTTAGCAACAGGGTTAGGCAAGACCCTTCTTGCAACGCACTTTATCCAGAGATACAAGCGCCGTGCATTGATTGTGTGTCCCAGCGAATCTGTTGCTAAGCAGTTTTATGAGCAGTTTGTTGAATGCTTCGGAAAGAACAAGGTAGGTTTTTACGGTGGAGGAAAGAAGCGGATTAGTGACATTACAGTTGGTATCGCTGCTTCTATCACTAAAAATATTGCCGAATTCCAGGCCGCAGACCTCGGCGTGGTTATTTTTGACGAGACGCACCACACCCCAGCGACTACGTTCTTTGACGTCAGTCAAGGCCTTTCTAAGACTGGAAAGGTCTTTGGACTTACAGCGACAGATTACCGCTCCGACGGTAAAGACATAATGATAACTGCAGGATGTGGACCTGTTCTCATCCGCCGTGATACAAAGTGGGGAGTCGAGAACGGATGGCTTGCTGAACCATACTTTTTCGTCAGACAGGTTTATACGACAGGTAAAGATTACAAAGACGATAAAATCAAATCTTATAAAGAACATGTTCTCAACAGTGAGCTGATGAAGGCTCAAATACGCGATGATGCCATGAAGATGATGTCGGCAGGAAAGTCTGTCCTTATCTTAGTAGATGAGGTCGCGCACGGTAAGGAGCTCAGTGAAGAGCTCCAAATCCCCTTTGCTACGGGTATAGACTCGAAGAGTCAAGAGTATGTCAACCAATTGAACGCTGGCACAGTAAGAGGCCTTGTAGGTACTGACGGTAAGATAGGCGAGGGTTCAGATACCCAGAACGTAGATGTTTTGATCCTGGCAAATTTCGTTGCAAGTAAAGGACCTGTCACGCAAGCTGTTGGTAGAGGTTTGCGTAAACAAGGAGCGAAGACCAAATGCATCATATTAGATTACATTCCTATGGGTTCCACAATGCTGAGCCGTCACGGCTTTAACAGGGTTGAATTCTATAAAGAGATAACGGACAAGGTGAAAGTGATATGAACTTCAAAAAACCTAAAGATGAAGTGGTGAATGACATTTACTATAGGGTGGAAAGTGCCCTTAGATATACCTTGGAATCACAGTCTGCTTATAGGTATCCTGGATATGGTCGTAGTCCCAGAGATCACGATGAGGCCATGGTTCGAGCTATAACTGTAGCAATAACAGAGGCCATGCGAACTCTCGTTGACAATGTATACACGGATGCAGAGTTTGAAGAAGACTTAGGACTGACTAAGAAGTGATTAACTTCAAACCCGTTACAATAGGGTTATGCAACTTAGTTCAAACGGTCTTCAATTTATTAAGTCTTTCGAGGGCTTCGACGCAAGTCCATACCTAGACGGCGCAAAGATACCAACTATCGGATACGGCACAATCATGTATCCAGATGGCTCTAGTGTAACCATAAGTGACTCAGATATCACTGAGGATCAAGCTCTGCAATATCTACAGTTTGAAGTGAACCAGAAGACAGCCAGTGTGAATAACATGGTTACCGCATCTATCAATCAGAATCAGTTTGATGCCCTAGTTTCTTTCACATACAACGAAGGTGTGAACGCTTTACGCACCTCAACCTTATTAAGATTGCTCAACAACGGAGATGTTGCCGGGGCAGCCGATCAATTTCCAGTATGGGACAAAATAAGGGTAGACGGAGTACTGCAAGAGAGCGACGGTCTACTGAGACGCCGAAACGCTGAGCAACAACTATTTCTAACTCCCTGCTAATCGTGGTATAATAAATGCATGCAGGGGTAGCTCAGTGTAGAGTACCTCGCGGGCGTAAAACACTCGCGTGGAGGTCGGTGGTTCAATTCCATCCCCCTGCACCACTTAAAGAAAGGATCTATATGTCGTAGGTTACAAAGCCACCCTAACTCGCAGTTAATGCCCATCGGATTCTCATCTGTAACATTAACTAGGAGTATAAACATGAAAGAACAAATTAAAGCACTTAAGCTCAACTTAAAACAAATCGCAAAAGAAATCAAGAACCAGAAAAGGGTTCGCAAGAAATCACATCCCCACCACGATAAGTACAAGGGTGACTACTATGTCCTAACTCTCAAGAGTGAGTTCAGGCATAAACACGTTGCCTACTGTCTTGCTAGAGGTCGAGACCTAGAGAGGGTAGACAGCGGCGCACGTCTTGACATGGACCGCGTAAATTGGATTCTTAGGAGTATGAACCCTGAATCCAAGGAAAAGCTGTACGTCATCGTGAACGAGAATCTGAGCCCTGCGCAGCAGGCAGTTCAGGGCGCTCACGCTGTAGCTGCCTTCCTGAGGAAGTATCCTAACACCATGTGGTCAAACGGATATCTCATCTTCCTGAAGGAGCTTCCACGAGGGGACGGCAATATGGCAGGATACGGGTATGTACGCCTGAACAGCGAGTACGCTGATTTTGCTGAACCAGATCTTGGGAACAAGATTACGGCCTACGCCTGTTTCGGTCCTCACGTAGAGCAGGCCCTCAAAAGCTACCGATTGGTATAAAAGACATGTGCGGCATCTCGGATAGACGAGAAAACCGTTGGGAATGGTTCGAATAAAGGCGCTGAACAACTCGAGGCTATACTAGTTGAGCCTACAACAATATCGAGTAAGGCGGAGACAAAACTCCAGAACCAGTGAGACTCGAAAACTCACCCGCACATCAATTTTATGAGAGTATTTTATCTTCTAATAATCCTAGGTCTAGTATGCTTCATGTCGTACGAGTTCGCGTTCTTCGCGAAACACTATGCTTTCCTAGAGAGTCAACTAGATTACATTATGAGTCATTGCCGTGTGGTCCCATAGCTCAGCTGGTAGAGCGTCCAACTCTAAATCGGAATGTCACGGGTTCGAACCCCGTTGGGACCTCCAATTTTGCCCTCGTAGTTCAGTGGTAGAACAGCGAACTCTAAATCCGTGTGTCGAGGGTTCGATTCCCTCCGAGGGCGCCAATGCTTAGGTAACCCACCACTTAGCGTATGGATTATTTCCCTGAGGCTGGTAGTAGATAGCAGCAACGCCGTTCATCTCGTTAGGATAAGCCTTCTTCAATCTAGTCAACCAGATCTTGTATGCAATCCAGTTCAGGAGCGAAACCTTGCTGACGTTGTTACCAAGGTGCCATGCCAGTCTCCTAGCATCCGTGTTATCCGTAGCAGTGTCGATGCAGCTCAATCCGAGGATAATCGCTGTTATCAGGAATAACGGTGATGCTGCCAATCTCACTAGCCAGTGCAACGGATTCTTGAGGCTGGGAAATGCGGCCGCAATCATCGCGGTGACTAGCTGAGGCTGCCTTGCCATGAATGAAGAGCCAGTCATCTTGCCGGGCGAGTTATTGTTCAAGAATCCAAAATGCTTAATCAGGGACCACAAGAACATGCGAGGCCATTTGGTATTGCCTAACTCCATGCAACCGTTCATGACTCCGTAGTAATCATCTGGACCCTCCTGATCGGTATCGTTAGGAGCTCTGTTGAGCATTTCGTTTGTCACGCAGGTACTTATTCTGTGGTCGTAGTCTGCAAGATCCGCAGGGCATGTTAGGTTAAGTTTTTCCAGCATCACGAAATACTCGCTGGTGTACATCGGTCCGTTGTCAGATGCCCTACCAGGGTTCAATCCTACAGGGTTCGGGGCTAAAAGATTGTTCCCATCGATATACAGCTTAAAATCGTCTCTGATGCTCATAAGACTATAGTACCAGGTTTGGAGGGGTTGCCCTTAGAGCTCCTGAATTTTAAGAACCCTCCCTTTCCCCACTTCGCTCTTCGAAGAAGAGCGAACACCGCGCGCTTGCGCGCGTAAGTTATTGATAGGTTAGTAAAGATAGTAAGGTTGGTGAGAGTCTCTTATATGATACCCGCGAGAATGCATTTTTAACTCAGTGGTCAAAATATTTTTTTCGGCATTGACCTTAAAACCTTAACCAGTATAACTGATACACGGAGAAAAGTATGGACAATGAGAACAGAGACAAAGTACTTGCAAAAGTCAAAGAGAACTACTTCAAAATCGAAGTTGAGATACTCAACGGAGGAAAACTTCCGTTTAAAGCTAATCCCACCGATGCAGGGTTCGATCTCTATGCTACAGAGGATGTCCGCATCGTCCCCGGTCAGGTCCAGAAGCATCCGCTTAATATCAAACTCAAATTACCCAAAGGGACATGGGGTGAAATCACCTCTAAGTCTGGTCTTGGATCCAAAGGACTTCTAGTTTACGCTGGTGTCATCGATCAGGAGTATCGCGGCATTCCCCACGTAGTCATGTCCAACATTTGGGTCATACAAGATATTGATGCTGACGGATACCCACTGATGCGCACTGATCCCATCATCGTTAAGAAAGGCGAGAAGCTTGCGCAGCTTATCATGAGTCCTTATTCGCCCGAATACTACATCGAGCAGGTCGAGACGGTAGACACAAACACATCTCGCGGAGCTGGCGGGTTTGGTAGCACCGGCAAATGATGGAAGACTTTAGGAAGACACTAGAGGAATTCTTCAAGGCAAAGATAATCGCGATGGAAATCGTAGGTGAAACTCCTGTTGATTTCAACCTTGAACTGTACGGTAATGTTTCTAGTCACTCTGGACCTAATAGTTATAGGTTGCGTATAACATATAATCAACCTATTAACTCAGAGGATGCCTTCGTTAATCCTCAGATTCTCTTAGAGGAAGTTACAGCTGTCGGTTATGTCGTAAAGCGATCGATGGAACTTCATAGCAAGCAGATATTCACTACTACGATCGAGATTGTTACTTCTGATCCTCACAAGCTAATCGATGACCTAAAAGATCATGAGTGGAAGAAGTTCAACTCCCAATTTACAAAGCAACTTGAGGATAAGCTTGACTGATCACCGCGACTACATGATAGAACTGCAGCAAGGTCTACATAGGGCCTTTGATGGTCTTAGGGACTGGAATATCAGTTCTGCCCTGGACCAGGAACCCGTATTCCAGATAGGCAGCCATAAGCAGTGGATGCACAAGAGCATCCGTCAAACTTATACTTTAAACTTAGAATTCACTTTTAACGTAAGTGATCTGCTTACTGCAAGATATGTAACATCGCCTTATAGTCCCCAATGGCGGCAGGAAACCGTGATAGGCAGTTATAGACCATCACACATAGAACAATCTGCTAACATGGACACTTACGTGGGTGGGCAACTCTCTGTCAGAGTGAAATATCAGATTCATGACTTAAATGGGTTCCTGGATGAACTTAATAAGGCAGCCTGGGAACGGTATGATAGAGGCCTAACTAAGCTTATCGATGGTGTTTTAAGTACCGAAGATAAGAACTAAGTATAATGTTCCGTACGGAGCATACCTTGGGCATAGATAACTTTTCAAACATATTTCGCACGAACGTCAGGATTACTAACGTAGACGCCTTGTCACCTGACGCAGTGTGGCCAAAAAACACGGAAATCTGCATAGCAAGAGTCCCCATCCGAAAGCGGGATGGGTTTGAACCTGACAAGTTCAAGGAGTTTGCAGCCAAACTCAAAAGTCACATGGTTCCAAATGGAGTTGTGTTCCTGATATGCTACGCACCCATCGAGGCCAAATGGCGTCCATTCGAGATTGCCAAGATGATGGTAGACGTAGGGTTTACCCACGTAGACAACATCGTCGTCAAGAAGACCTGGTTCCCGGGTAAGCGCTCCGAAACCAACTTAGTTAACTCCCACGAGTATGTTCTGCATTTCTGCAACGGTGACGTGTGGAAGCTAGATCGTCTTCCAATAAGACAGTACATGAATATCGACAATGAGATTTCCTGCCCAGGCAATACGTGGGAGATAGAGACAGGTTCCCTAGATGAGGCATATCCAGTCGATCTAGCCGAACTTCTAATCCGGATGACCGACTGCCTCCCAGGCTCAGTGATATTTGACCCCTACTGCGGAGGGACAGGTTCACTCAGAGCTGCACTCAAACTGGGTCATAGCTTCTTTGGTTTTGAAGTAGATCCTAAGCAAATTAAGAAGTACGAAAAAGTAGTAAAAGAATACAACAAGGAGATGGATCATGCAAATGGAAAGACTAAGTCAAGTGCTCCAAGACGTAAGACTAAATAGTTTAGATCCAGGTGCAAAACATGTCTACAGTCTTCCTCACTTTAAGTTAGACAATGTTTATCCTATCTTCGAGAAGTACTTCAATGGGGCCGCGAAGAAGGCAATGCAGACAAAGACTGATAGCTTTTACTATAGCTATTATGTAGACCATGGAACGACTAATAAGTTGATGACTCTGTTATCTCACCTAAACTTGAGAAGTGCCAAGGAAGCTGTTGACAAGAATTTATTCAGCCCTTCTATAGCAATGGATAAGATCCACTTCTTCGCCATTAGGTGTGAAAGAACAGACATAGTTAAAGCAGTTGAGCACATGATATTGAGTATAAATCACCTTGCAGATAAGGGGTTTATTAAGGCCTCGATGGTTGAATTGGGCGTAATTAAATTTGAACACGTCCCTGGTAAAGCAGATGAGGTTGCAGTTTTGTCTTATCTTAGCCTGGATAAGAACGGCGAGAACTATGTTGGGACGTTTATGCCCAATCTCATCGTCGCAGAAGGCTGTGTGCCCACAAGGCTTGAGGAATTGAAATGATTTACGAGAAGAGCAAAGCAAAGAGTATAACGGCTGACAGACAGAAGATCCGCAAGATCGTTAGTGATACGATCACGGAGATGGCTGATATCGTCGGCGCAACCCTCGGACCAGGTGGTAGACCTGTCATCCTGGAACGGGATGGTTTATCACCTCTTGTTACGAAAGACGGAGTTACAGTTGCAAAAACGCTTGGAATGGCAAACGCAGAAGCCAATATTATTATCGAATCTGCAAAGGAGATATGCCTCAGGACTGCTAAGCAAGCGGGAGACGGTACAACTACGGCTATTGTACTTGCTAGCGCAATTACTAAAAACGGTCTCGCATTCCTAGATAGTAATCCCAAATACAACCCGCAACGAATGGTTAGCGAGTTGAATGATCTTTATTCAAACGTTATTGTGCCGTTCTTGAAGCAGCACGCAAAACCAGTGAGGGAGAGACATGAGCTTATCAATGTTGCTACTATTAGTGCTAATGGAGATGCAACTATCGCTGCAGCAGCCGTTGACGCAGTTATTACTGCTGGCGAAGACGGTCAGGTCCTCATTGAGGAAGCTGATGACATCGGCATAAGGGTTGAGACAATTGATGGCTGCATTGTTACGAGCGGCTTGAAAGACATAGGATCGATCGGACTTGCGTTCATCAACGACCGTTCTGCCCAACAGGCAAAGATGGATAATGGCGTCGTGTTCCTATATGACGGAACGATGAACGATCTCAAAGTTCCTGCTGCTATCCAGACGGCTGTAGAGATGACTCCTATATACGGTAAACCAATCATCGTATTCGCACACGGGTTTTCCGACGTGGTGCTGGATAAGTTTGCTAAGACAACTAAAGGTGGATACACGGTAGTTCCCGTTAAGACTCCGCTTGGAGGCGTAGCCAACTCACGTTCTATGTTCCTGTACGATATGGCTGCATACTCTGGAGCAGAAGTCGTGGATCCAGGTAACCTAGATCATTACTTGGAGGCCGACAATCTAGATGAAGCCTTTGGAGCATTCACCGCAGCTAAAGTGAACATGTTCGAGACGTTTGTGACCAGCGAAGTTGATCACGAGAAGATCGAGGCTCGTATTGCAGAACTTAAGTCTATCATGGTAGTTGCTCCCAGCGACCGTGAGAAGATGTTCGCCAAGGCTGCAATCAGCAAACTAACCGGCGGCGTTTCTACTATCTGGGTAGGTGGTGGTTCTGAACTTGAAGCCCGTGAGAAGAAGGCTCGTGTTGAGGATGCTGTTGAAGCTGTTCGCTCTGCTATCGCTGAGGGCGTGATCCCAGGCGGTTGCGGAGTTCATCTAGTTCTGTCTGACATCATAGCCAAGCATCCTGACCATGTTCAGTCGTGGGACATCATGATTAAGGCTCTTAGAGCTCCATTCGAGATGCTATTATCCAACTGCGGTGAGGATTTTGTTGACATCTGGAACGCCTTGGAACCGCATATCGTTAATAGGCAGAGTCCGCCCAAGTTTATCTTTGACGCGAATGCACATCGTATAGTAGACCCAGAGAAGGCAGGCATCATCGAACCGGCAAAGGTTTGCAGGGTTAGCGTCGGTAATGCCTTATCGGTAGCATCGCTTCTCATCACCCTAGGCGGCATCGTGGTTGTACCACGCGACTTTGGTCTTGAGAATCAACTCGCCCTCAGCAAGCAAGCCTTTCAGGACATGATGGCTGGTGGTGGAGTTGGACAGGAATAAACATGACGACGAAGACAATGGTTATCATAGGAGCAGTTGCACTGCTGACAGCTTTTGCCGCCGGCAGATGGAGTGCTCCTCAGAAGGTAAAGATCCAGACGGTTGAGGTCGAGAAGAAGACCGACGACAAGAAGGTCGACAAGGATGACCATAAGGTAACCGTCATTACCGAGGTAGATCAACCTAATGGAACCAAGACCAAGACCACTACTATAAAGGACGACAGCGATACCAAGGTTGTAGACAAGAAAACGGACGACACGACGACAAAAACCACTATCGACGTTGAGAAGAGTTCTAGCAAGGTTACTATCTCGGCATTGGCTGCTCTAAACGTCACGAAACCTGGTCTTCCAATCTACGGTGCCTCTATCACCAGGCCTCTTTTAGGTCCTGTTACAATGGGTGTGTTTGGCCTCCAGAATGGTACTGCAGGAGTAAGCGTTGGCTTAACATTCTAATGCCTAAGTTTCGCTATAAATGCACCAATTGCGGCGAAGAAAGTCTTCAATACTCCTCACCCAAGGTAGATTCATTTCCCTGCGGGAAATGCGACTCCAGCATGGTGAGACAACTCCCCGGCAGTGGCTCTCAAGCTGTTCGCGAGGTTGTTGATTCATATAGTAACGTAAGAACTGCTCCGGACGAAAAAGAGCAGAACAAGGCTCGCAAGACCGAATACTTCTGGGAAGTAGAAGTTCCCAGACTTATTCAGACGTACTCGCTAGAGACGTGTCTCCAAGAGGGATGGCTCGTGTATAACGATAAGAAAGAACTCGTTATAGGTAAACCCCCGAGCAAGAGATGAAAAAGTATAGTTACGATAATTGGAATCAAGTCCTCGAGCTTCTCGATGGTCTCGATAGACAGCAGCAGCTGCGCCTTATTGGCAGCATGGCAAGGAGCAATCTCCACAATTTTGTAAGACGTCTCATGGGTCGTACCGATGATCCTGCCTATTATCTTTTTAAGAGAGACGGCGAAGTAACTGAACGTTCCCAGTTCTTAAACTACATGGAGCGTCTCGATGAAGATAATTTCAGTTAAGATCAACAATATTCTAAGCATCGAGGACGCATATGTCGAGTTCGAAGACGCGGGACTCACGCTCGTTCAGGGGTGGAATCACGACATTGGACGAGCGAATGGTGCTGGAAAGACAGCAATCTTTAACGCTATTACATTCGCTCTGTTTGATAAACTGCCTAGAAAAATTACTGCTACAGAGATTCTTCGAAGGGGATCTAAAAGCGGAAGCGTTGAAGTGCAAGTCGAAGTTGGTGGAGATCGATACTTGGTTCGACGATCCCGTCCTAAGGGCGTCACTTTCGAGAAGTGCGGAGCAGCGCTGGCAATCACTCAAGAGGGCTGGGAACAGATTTTAAGACTGAACTACACCCAATTCATTCTATCCATGTATGCTGCTCAGGGAACGTCCTCGAGGTTCCTATCCATCAACGATTCCGACAAGAAGCAGTTTCTGTTGCAGCTCTTAAACCTAGAAGAATTCTCATCCTGCAAACTTATAGCGGATGGTAAGGTAAAGGCGTTGGATGTACAGCTAGTCACTCTTAAGTCTAAGATGGACTCTATCGATTCTAAGGTTGACGCCTACAAGGAATCTTTGGTGGATGAGATAGCCATTGGTAACCTTGTATCTCAAGGAAACCGGCATGTAGCAGGTTTGACAACGAAACTAGCCTCTGTGCAATCAGTCGCAAAACCTGACCTATCTAAGTATCAGAAGCTAGAAGATGATATATCAACCAAGAAGACGGAATTCACCAGGGTGAAGGCTAGACGGGAGATGCTACATGAACAGTACCGTAAGATCCAAAGAGGTATCAAGCCGTTCAATATGGAAACATCATGCGAGGAATGTGGATCACAACTTGATACATCTGCTGCGAAAGCTCAACATGGTAAACTATTGGATAACTGTAAGAGCGAACTTGCCACAGTTAAGGCAGAAATCGACCAGTGTGACGGCGCGCTAGCTAATGAAACTGCCGTAAATGCCCTCTCTATCAAGCTTCGAGACAAAAAGAAAGAGGAGTCGAGTGACTATGAGATCGCGTACTCCTCTACGGCCGATTTGCACGCTAAGATCGACCTCAAGCAGCAAGAGTTGAGAGAACTAAACCTAAAACTACAAAATAACTTAGAATTACAGAGTAAGATCAAAGACCTAATGAGCTTACATGCCCAGATTGCTAACAGCGGGAGCAGCATATCGCGTGAGATTGAGCTTTACAAGACTGTTTCGGCCATGTATTCACCCACTGGAGCCCAGGCTTATATCCTTGATTCTGTTATAGAATCATTCAACGAACGCATAGTTGAATATGTAAACCTCCTATGGTCAAACTTAACATATGAACTCAAGTCTTACAAGGAAACTGTAAAGGGAGATGTCTCTGCTAAGTTCTCTGAGCGCCTCGTAATGGACGGGGGAGAAGTCTCTATCGGTAGCTTGTCTGGTGGTGAGTTCAGGGCGCTCTCCCTATGTGTAGACTTTGCGCTTGTAGACGTGATGGAGCGTCAGTTTGGCATATCGATGTCCCCGATCATCCTAGACGAACCGTTTAATGATTTGGATCCTTCGGGCCGAGAAGTAATTGTTGAGCTCCTGGAGACCATCGCCAATAAGAGACAAGTCGTCGTTGTTGACCACGATTCAGAGACCAAGTCTATGTTTTCCAAGGTGATTACGGTGAACAAGAGTAACGGCATCTCTGTAGTTAGCTGCTAATTCTGATAATATAGGAAGATGCAGGACCTCATATATAAGATCCAACAACTCAAGAAGTCCCTTGCGGCTATGAAGCCAAAAGAGAATCCCCTCGTGCCTGCCCTAAATCTACCTTCAGTAAAACCCCTATCGATATCCGCCTCGTCTGGCAGCTCGGTGAAGCCACCTAAGTTGCCAGGCGTTGCTCCTGCCTCTGGTAAAGATCCAAAGAAGATGGCCGAGCAGCTTAAGAATCCTAGACCTAAGAAAGCAAAAGTAGAGATACTTAAGTTTGACGACAACGGACAGTGGAAGCTGGACAAGTTCGGCGAAGGCAATTCAGTATAACCTCTTGGTGAAGAAGAGACCTATTCTTTTAAGGTTTTTTCTGGTATAATTACTATATGAAAACATGTAGTAGTGAAAATTGTTCCCAAGTAAACCCACAACCATATTCTGCTTTTTATAAAACCGATGCTAACATAGATGGCCATACAGGTCGCTGTATGGTTTGTATTAAATTACAACGTAATGGCAAGTATAAGAGAAATAAGAGTAAGTTTAAAAAAAGATCTGCCGATTGGAAAAGTAAAAACGTTGATAAGGTGCAAGAAGGCAACTTACGTGATAAACATGGTGTATCTTATCAGTGGTATCAAGAGACATTAAATACTCAAAAAGAATGTTGTGCTATTTGTAAAAAGCATAAATCTCTTAACGTTAAAGATGCTAGAAATAATAAGGTAAGAAATCTTGCGGTAGATCACAACCATACAACTAATCAGATTCGTGGATTACTTTGTTATGGTTGCAATTTAGCTCTTGGCATGTTAAAGGACAACATTGAGTCAGCACAGAATTTGGTAGAATATCTACGGTTTTATGAAGAAAAAGATAAAATATAATCAAGAGTCTGCAATCAGAGGGGCTTTGCGTAGAGCTTTTTCTCGTTCTCCGTTAGTTAGAGAGGTTTTAGAAGAATCTCGCCAAGAGTTTCCTCGTTATAAGAAGGACGGAACTCGTCATAAGAAAAACTGGGTAAAAAGACAGTGCCAAGTCTGCAACCAATGGGTCTCTAGCAGCCATATTGCAGTTGACCACATTGATCCTGTCATATCTGTTGCACGTGGTAAAGAAGACTGGAATACCTTTGTGGACCGACTATGGTGCAATACCTTAGGAAAGGCTAATCTGCAGCGTATATGCGATACGTGTCACGACGCCAAGACACAGGGTGAAAGAATAGCTCGTCTTACTATCCAGTATACTCAAGAGTTAGATCAAATTGAGAATGAGCTGAATTCTATGTTCAGTTCCTCTTGCATTCCTAGAGACGTGGCATCTGCCTCGTATAAAAAGTGGAAGAAGGAGTTGTCAAAATATATCGCCAAGAAGAAGACTAAAGGGCTGGAACAGATAGTACAAAGAGCTCAGAGATTAAAAGACAAACTGAAATAAGGAGTACGCATGGCTGATGTAAAGAAGGTTCTTTCTAAGAGTTTCGTTGATAACCACGAGAATGTCACTGAGGACGTTGCAGCTGACCTTATTGTCAAGGCCGAGATAAAGGTTAAAGACATCAAGGAAGAGAGGGCCGCCGATGGTAAGTTGGAGCAGGCCAAGCAGATCGTGAAGGATCTAAATGGCGCCTACACGAGTGCCATCAAGTATGAGCAGGCCAAGATCGCCTTCCTTATCGAGAAGATCGAAGAGATCCAAAGTGGCGACGTTAACACCAGCTCAGGTGCTAACTCCTGATAGAATAAGGTCTACTTAGTTTTAAGGAGACTTTATGAGCTTACGTGATTCCTACTTCAACGGTCCTAATGGGATCCAGCAGCAGATGGATGCCGCTTTTGCCAACGGTATGGCCTATGTAGGCGTCGGTGGCAACGATACATCCACCCTATCCTTAGGGGATAGAAACGGTTCTAACTTAGGTGCAGGTAGTGGTCAACCAGGCTTATACTTCACTTATGCAACTCCGTCTGCAAACTATGTAATGTGGTTTTTAGTTAACGGTGAGATTGCTCCAAGTGTAGCCGGTTCGTTGATTCAAGTTCCAATCTTAAGTGGTGACAACGCAACAGCTGTTGCAGCCAAGATTGCTAACGCAATGAACGCAGCTGCAGGTGCACCTTTCTCTGCCATCTCTGCTGCTTCAGTAGTATCCATGACGGATAGTGCCTCTGGCGTAGCAATCCTTCCTGTCTCTGCCGGAACATTGGGTGGAACTGCGTCGGTTGCCCAGGTAACTGCTGGTATCGCTCCGACAGGTGTTTACTCAACGTTGCAAGCTGGTCTTCAGCAAGCTGCTGCCGGCGGCAAGCAAGACTTTAGAGTGGTAACTATGGGAACTGGTAACATGAATACCGCCATCTTAAGATCCAGCAATGGTAACAACCTTGCGCTCAGATCTTTCTTTGCCGGGATTCATCAAGCTCTAGCTAATCAGGAGATTTATAATTATCAAGTTCGCTTGCAGTTGGACATCAGCACAAACTCTTCAACAAACGTAATTTTTAACTTTGGTTTTGCTCGTCGTTTCGCCCACGCTCCAGTAAACCTTGACTCATTAACTTGTCCTGCTAGTACCTGCGCATCCCCTTGGGATGGTTACGGTGGAGCCGGATCAGAAGCATTCTAATCTCAAATCAAACTGATAAGAGGCCATGGTTTACCCCATGGCCTTTTTTATTTGTATAATCTGTGCATGGCAAGATTCAAGGAACCAGCACAACTTCACAACCACAGCAAATATTCACTTCTAGATGCAGTACCTTCGCCCGAAGAGTGGGTTGCTTGGTGTCTGGAATCCGGTACTCCGGCTTTAGCGATCACGGATCATGGCACGGCCATTTCCATGTACGATGCTCTGAAGGCTAAAGATTTCATCAAGGCCTATAATACTAATAAGGTCGACGAACTCGTTCAAGAGTACACAGAAGCCAAAGGTCCTTCCAAACTCACATCTGAAGAGACCAAGAAGTGGCAAAAAGAGAATAAGGTTGTCATTGATGCATTCGTCAATGCCAATTACACTCCACATCCTGTAGACGCAGTTACACTCATTCCAGCAGTTGAACTCTATGTCAAACTGAACGCTGAAGATAAAAGTCATTATCACATCACTGCATGGGCAGCAAGCACAGAGGGATATCACAACCTCATGAAGCTGTCATCTATAGCCTACAACGATACCGTGTCGTTCTTTGGTTCTGTCAAGGCCCGCGTCACGTTTGATCAGATCAAGCAATATAAGAAAGGCATTAAATTTGGCACAGGATGTATTGCAGGTCCGATTGGTAAAGCCTTCTGGGATAACGATAGAGCGCTTGCGGAAGAGCGATTCCTTATGTATCGCGAAATTTTTGGTGAAGAACTATACATCGAGTTCCATTGTAACGATGTCACTCATAACTTTAATAAACAAACTGGAGGTTTTGACCCTATCCCAGGCGACGAATGCTCTTGTGATGGTAATAAACAAAAACACTATAACCTCTTTCTCAGGGACATGGTTGATAAATACGGGGGCAAGCCTATTCCCGTAACCGATGCTCATTTTATTGCACCGGAGGACAAGGTAATCCAGGATTGTCTTCTTAAGAATGGTAATTCAAATGGCTGGTACTTTTATGAGTCGTATCATCAATTAAGAGCGGAGCAAATGTATGATAAACTCAGAGCGCATCTTGGAGAGTGGCTTAGCGAGGGAAGATTTGAATCATGGATCGAGAACACTTTTGAGGTGGCGAATAGCGCAAAAAATATTAGTGTCTCTTTCGATTACCACCTGCCAAGAGTCGCTATCCCGGACCACATCCAGGAGAAAACTCCTGATTATGATAGACAAACTTATTTTTACATGATGGAGCTCATTAAGGAGCACGGCCGTTGGAATAACGATCCAACCTATATCGCCCGCTTCAAGCAAGAAGTGGACGTCATCATGAAGAACGAGAAATTAAACTTCATACCTTACTTCCTCATCTATGAAGATATCGGTAGGTTTGCTAGGTCTCAAGGCATCCTTCAGAACATTGCACGTGGTTCTGCAGGTGGCTCTCTACTGAGCTATTATCTCAAGATTATCCATGTTGACCCTATCAAGGCCAACCTACCGTTCGAACGGTTCCTGTCCCATGCTCGTATCAGAGCTGGATCGTTCCCCGACATCGATGCCGACATCGGTGACCGCGCGCGGTCACTCATCATGGATTATCTCCGTAAGAAGTATGGCGCTGGGTTTGCCCAGATCTCTACGTTCCAGAAGATGAAAACGAAGAACGCCATCAAGGATGCGATGTTTGCGGTTTATGGCAGAAATCGTAACGACGTAGAGGTTAAGTTCATCTGCGATTCTATCCCAGACTCTCCACAGGGCACGGACGAGTATGACTTCTTGTATGGTGGAACTGACCAGGAAGGCAACTACAATGCTGGACAGGTAGAGATCAATAAGAATTTGGCCAACTTCTTCGCTACGTATCCTGACGTCGAGAAGATGGTGAAGAAGCTCATCGGTACGATCCGCGGCTGGTCTCGTCACGCTTCTGCTTTCGTCATATCCACGTTGGATCTCTCTGCAGAGCGCGTTCCCACGATGGTGATGAAGGACAAGGAACTAGGTGATATTGTCTGTACGCAGTACGATGCTAGCATGGTTGAGAAATGTAACCTGGTCAAGGCTGATATCTTAGGTATCAAGACTCTCACGGCGGTATCTGACTGTGTGGCTCTCGTACAAGACAAGATAGATTATCTGCAGGAAGAGCAGGGTGTACCGCTCATCTATAGGTTGCCTGAATCCGAAGCAGTGTACGCTGACTTCTACAACAAAGATACAGATTCGTCATTCCAGTTTAACACCGAGTTGATTAAGGGCTATATCCAGGAGTTCTGCCCTACTAAGCGTGCAGATCTTATGGCCATGACGGCGCTATGTCGTCCTGGCGCATTAGATGCCCCTCTTTACGATACTACTGCCGCTCAGTATTACATGGACGTGCGCAATGGGAAGCGCGACATAGAATATCTGCACCAAGACTTACAGCCCATAATCGAGTTTAGCAACGGCGTCTTTGTCTACCAAGAAGAAGTCATGCGATTCCTGGTAGAGGTTGCTGGCTACTCTTGGGAGCAATCAGACCTTATCCGTGGCGCTATTGCCAAGAAGAAGGGTGACGTCATCATGAACACCTTCGACAGGATCCGCGCTTCTTGCAGGTCCAGAGGATGGAATGATGATGCCATAGAAACAGTGTGTCAGCAGATTCAAGCCTTCTCAAGGTACTCATTTAACAAGTCGCACTCGTATGCGTATGCAGAATTGGGATATATCACAATGTATCTCAAGCATCACCACCCGTTCGAGTGGTGGGCAAGCGTTCTCAACGTCTATATTGACGATGAGACGAAGGTTCGCCAGTACATGTCTAAACTGGGTCCCATCGTAAGACCGCCGTCGTTAAAGTACCCAACGAACAAGTTTGAGGTAAGAGAGATCGACGGGGAGAGATGCATTGTTACCCCGCTCTCTGCTATCAAAGGTGTTGGTCCCGCTGTCGTTAGGGAACTCTGCGCAAAGGGACCCTTCCCAACACTAGAAGACTTCGTAAAGAGAATCGACCACGCAAAGGTCAACTCAGGAGGCATCTCCTATCTCCTTAAGGGAAGAGCTGCCGACGACATGATGGACATGTCTATCCCAGATTACGGTCAGCGTAGAGAAGCGTTCATAGAGACGTATAAGAAGTTAAGAGGTAAGGAGATCAAGCTTCAACCAGAAGTGTTCCAATTTGACCCATTATCTATCTTCCTTATGGAGAAAGAATATAACCAAGCGTTCAATAAGAATCTTCTCTCTGATAAAGCTATCGTTAATATCATCAAGGGCAGATGGCCAGCTCTTATAGAGACAGGTCGACCCGGTATCCCTCTGCTTATGGGAAACACACCGGTCTTATCGACAATCAAGGTTGCTGAAGGTTTAGTTAAGCAGGAATGCGATAAAGAGGTGGGAATGATTCTTCTATATGAGTCGTCTTCGTTCTCTAAGGGCGTCTCAAAGAAGACCGGCAAACCTTGGTCTAAGGTCGCTGTCTTCTTGTCTGACGGCTTTACCACTCTAGAATGCACATACTGGGATAAAAAGTCAGCACTCGGTTGGGCTAAGAACAGTATCGTATATGTGCGTGGTAAGCTGAAACCAGGCTGGAAAACTCCAGTGAGCTTACAAATAAGTGAGATCGAAAGGATCGAGTAACCAAGGAAATTGATTACAAGTATTATAGCAACAGGAGAATACAATGGCAAAATTCGTAGTAGTTAAACAAGCACCGGCAACCCTAGAGAAGGGCGAGATCGTTATCGGTCAGCCAGACTTCATGGAGCAAATCGTTGCCAACCAGAAGAAGGCACCAAGGCACCAGCAAACCGCTCTTAACCATATGAGAGAAGTATTGAGCTCCATTGGTCAAAAGTACGATCCTGACATGAACGTGTTCAAGATCAGGCTCGTTAATTATGAGGGTTTGGCATTCAAGTCTAACGAGGATATCTCTGCTATTATAGTGAGACTTCTCAAGAATGAGTATCCTGCAATATTTGACCGATACCTAGACCATCAACTCAAGAATAGACCCATCAACACTAAGTTGATCTATTATGTGGGTGATTTCACTACAACTGGACCCTTCTACAAGGCCGGTCTCGATCTTCTCGAAGAGAAAGATATAGAGTCCTACATGACTGGAAAGCCTAAGAAGACAGTTGGCAAACCGGCGGTAACAGATGAAGAAGCCAATTCAAGAAACTAATAGTGAAAACTGTATTGAATGCGATTATCCGACTGCTGAAGAGTGCATTCATTGCAGTGATGCTGTTTGCAATGACTGCATAGACATGCACAACGAATACGAACTTCACCCGCCGGAAGAATAAAATTTTTCACGATTGTCGTGGAAATGTGGTATAATGGATGTACGCCAATATTGGCCTTTAATGTAACCTATGGAGAAAATATGACTAATTCTAAAATCAAACTCAATCTCGATTCCCTTAAATCCCGCAAAGAATGGAAAAGACACAAAGTGAAAGACGGACACAACGTCTATCGCGTTCTTCCCCCATTCGGTCAAAGCTCAAACGGCTACCCTTATCGCAAGTATCAGATCATCTGGGGTCTTACCGACCCCGAGAGTGGTCGTGCTCGTCCTTTCGCTTCCTCAATGGTCGCTGAAAAGCGTTGCCCTGTTACTGAGTTCGTGTATCAACTCAAGTCCCGTGCGGAAACGATGTCTGCAGAGTTGAAGGCAGCAGGAACCAGTGCAGAAGAGATCAAAACCCGCCTTAAGGATCTACAGGATCTTATTGGCAATCTCATCCCAAAAACTGTCTATATCTATAACGCTGCCGATAAGGCTGGCGAAGTAGGTCTTCTTGAGCTGAAATCTACCGCTCACAAGGAGATGAAGTCCAGGATGAATGAATACATCAACGACTATAACCAGGATCCTACATCGCTCAGTAGCGCTGACGACGATTCCGGTGTATGGTTCGATGTTATTCGCTCTAACGAAACTGGCCAGTTTCGCGATACCAAGTATGAAGTTAAGAAGGTTCAGTCGAAGGTGAGAGAAGCCTCTGGTAAGGTCTCTTTCGTCGATGATCGTTCTCCTCTTCCAGATTCAGTGGTTGAGAACTACGATAACTTGGGATACGATCTCTCAGCTATCTACCAGACCAAGTCATACGAAGATCTTCAGCAAGTTCTTGATGCTAACCTTCCAGGTATCATCGAAATCTGTCCTGACGCTGACCTCAGCGTTGAGCCATCTCTTCTTCCATTGACTCATGCTCTTGAGAAGGCAGCTGCACCAAAGGCCTCAGCGCAAGCTGCTAAGCCTGCCGGTGCTTCTCGTGTTGTTCTTAAGCTAAATGACGGAGATGACGATGACCAAAATACCCAAAGTGGACCCGCACATACTGCGGCACATGCTGGCGCAGCAGCAAGAACGGGCAACGGCAAATCTCTGGCTGCTGTTAATCAAGCTGCAAGTGCATCGACCGATGACTTCATGGCCCAAGCGGATGCCATCCTAAACTCATAAGGTAACAAAATGAGCGACCTACCTGAAAAGGTAGATATCACTCGTCTTGCAATGTACATCAACAAGATCGAGGAGTTGTCATCCATAAACAAGATGATGGCTCCTCGATATCTTCAAGATTTCATCATTGGTCAAGACGTAGCTGCTAATCTACTTGCACAAGCGATTCAAAGAGACTCTAAGGCTAAGGCGAGACTTGACTATGTCGAGTCGATTGCCTATCTGGAAAAGGCTAAGGAGTATCTTGAACAGCACGGTATAAAAGACACCAGTGAGGCACGAAAACAATACGTTAATGTTAATCAGGACGTTAGGGATGCTAAAGACGTTAGAGCTAGTACGGAAGCTTTAGTTGTCTTCATCAAGGCTAGGCTGGGTGAACTTAGACAAGCCCACGACGATCTCAAGAAGATCGTTTATGGCGATCAGAATTTAACTTCGTACGAGGGAATGTAATATGAGTAAATGGCTTAGTAAGATGACAAGTGATTTCGGGGTTCTTGCCTCACAGTTGGGTAACAAGGAACTTCCTCCTGTGCCAAGTCGATCGCCGTCCTTGAATTGGGCGACGTCCATCAATGGCTTTAAACCCGGAAAGATTTCTGTTTTATATGGTCCTGAGCAAAGCGGTAAGAGCTTGCTTGCCATGATGGCAGTGGCAGATGTTCAGAAGGTAGATCCAGAAGCCATCTTCGTATGGTTTGATGCCGAATATTCCTTTAACTTGCCCCTCTTCATCAAGATTGGTGGAGATGCTAACAGGCTTATCGTGCGCAAGAGTAATGATCCGCTCAAGATATTTGACTATATCGGTGGCGAGATGCTTGAAAATCTTCAAGAGGGCGCTCCGATCCGTGGCATCGTTATAGACTCGATCAAGTCTATCCGATATCCAAAGGAAGCTAACATGAAGCAAACCACTGACCAAAAGATGGGTGGCACTGGAGCCAGCTATCTTCCAACGGCCCTTAAGTTGATTCTTCCTGTCATTGCTGATTACAATCTGCTCACCTTCTTCGTTCAGCAGGTCACTATGGAAATCGACGCTATGAAAGCGTTGAGAAACCCATTCGTTATCACTGAAGGCAAGGCGCTGAAGCATGCCGCAGATCTGATGCTTGAGATCGTCAAACTCGATACTAAAAACGGCGTTATTGAGTCTGGTGAGACAATTACCGGCGCCGCACAGCAGACCGGACATAAGGTTCGCATCAAGGTGAAGAAGAACCGCCTAGGTATTCCTGCTCGTATGGCTCAGTTTAGTTATCACTACGACCACGGTATCATCGATACTGGCGGGGAGATCTTCGAACTAGCTAAGTCTCTTGGAGTTGTATTCCATCCTATAAGCACCGTCACTGGTAAAGAAAACACGATGATGTGGCAGTTTGGTAATTACGATCCTATCAGGGGCGAGGAGAATATGAAGCAGTTCGTCATCAACTCGAAGAACGTCCAAGATGAGATAATGCAGGCTTGTTACAATTACAAGGATAATGAAGTTCAACTAGATGCTGCTGGTGTAGTTATGGACGTAGAAGGCATAGTTGATCTAGATTTGGACTAATATGATCTACTTTACCTCCGACAATCACTTCTGGCATGCTAACGTAATCAAATATTGCGCTAGACCATTCGCTTCTGTCGAAGAGATGAACGAAGCAATGATAAGGAACTGGAATGATGTTGTTAAACCAGAAGATACAGTTTACTGCCTTGGGGACTTCAGCTTGGCTGCTAGACCAGTCGAATCCTATACTTTACGCCTTAACGGTACTAAATATCTGGTCCCTGGAAACCACGACTTCTGCCACTCGTATCATAAGAAGTCAAGAAACAAAGAGAACAGGGAAAAGTGGATCCAGCAGTACGAAGCCTGGGGATGGAAAGTTCTCCCAGAGCAGACGACGCTAGAGATTCCAGGTGTGGCCACAGTTAACATGTGCCATCATCCTTATGTCCTTATAGGGCCTGGTGACGACAAGTACGAACGCTGGAGACCTAAAGACGACGGCAGATGGCTCCTATGCGGCCACGTCCACGAGAAGTGGAAGGTGGTAGGTAGAATGATTAACATCGGCGTTGACCAGTGGGATTTCAAACCAGTACCTATCACGGAGATAGCAAAGATAATATGCCAGAACACAGCGGATGGTGTCCAGACCACGCAATCTGTATAGAATGGATTGATCGTAGGGCAAATGAACTAGTAGAGAATTTTCAAGAAGTAGATACAGTCTACATGAGTCTTGATATCTATGCTCAGTTTGTGAAAACCATATCTGGCAATCTTAGGGGATGTTCTCCAGATCAGGGTGGTTTTCAAACTTTACAAATCGTTTTGGCTGCAGTAACTCTAGTTGTTAAGCCAGTTCCAATGTTAGACAATTTTTGTTTTGTTGGCGCAGTGAGATCCCAAACATATGATTCACTCGTAAGGGCTAAAGTGGATCAAGCATTTGAAGATATAGTTTTAAAGGATTGTGAGCGCGAATGAAAAAGAGATGTAAGGTTTGTGGAAAAAACAGACTAATTAAGTTCTTTCATAGTCATTCTAGTTGTGCTAAAGGTGTTAGAGCAGAGTGTAAGACTTGTCATAATAAGGTATCTAAGGTCAGACACAAAAAATATATAAAAGAGAATCCAGATAAACGTCGCTCTACTGTACTTAAAAATAAGTATGGGGTTACTTTTGAACAATACAGGGCAATGCTGGGTGCTCAGGGGAACGCTTGCAAGATATGCGGATCTTTTAGTCCTGGGGCTTCTAAGGATCATTTTAGTATAGATCACGATCATAAGACAGGTAAGATTAGGGGCATTCTTTGTCATGGCTGTAATGCCGGACTTGGAATGTTTAAAGAAGACACTCAATCACTTAAACAAGCAATTTGTTATTTGGATAGTCATGTGGCTGTCAGCACGTCATTAGATAAATGTGATCATGAATGGCAAAGTGCAACTGGAGTTGGTCGTTGGTGTAATAAATGTGGTAAGGGAGTTTAGATGAGTCGTATTTTATTTATCGGAGACCCCCACCTCAAGATCAATAGGTTTGATCTTGCAACTAGCTTCTTGACATGGCTTAATCAGCTTATAGCTGAGCAGAAGCCAGATCTTGTTGTAAACTTGGGTGATACGTTCGATACCCATGCGGTTCTACGTTCGGAGGTTTTGAATGAATTTATTAAGCATACTGATCATGTCATTGGCCTTGGGATTCCTTATGTGTATCTTTTGGGTAACCATGACATGTACAAGCCTAATGATTCAAAGTATCATGCAATGCTTCCGTTCAAAGACAAGATCAAAAACCTATACGTCGTAGATAGGCCAATCGACCTATTTGACATGACGTTCGTGCCGTATCAGCACGATGCCAGAAACTTTCCAACCAACACGCTTCCTGTTGTGGTAGCGCACCAAACGTTCACGGGAGCAGATTATGGCCCTATCAGAGAAGCAGCGGGTGTCGATCCAAGTAGCCTTGCAGACGCTGATCTGGTCATCTCCGGACACATTCACAAACGACAGCAGATTGCAACTGGACAACAATCGGTGGGAGGACGAGGAGCTACGGTTATTTATGTCGGCTCTCCGTTTAGTCAGTCTGCTTCAGACGTTGATCAAGTCAAAGGAATCACCATCTTTGATATGGCTACGTATGCACAAACCTTCTATCCAACTCCGCTTCCAACGTGGCGCAGGTTGGTATTCGTGGTATCACAGCACGCGACGATTGAGACGTTGGAAGCTTTAGTACAGCAAGATATCTCCGGGAGTAAGGATCATTGGGTTTTAGAGCTCCAAGGTCCTAAAGCAGAGATAGTGGGATACCTTGGTTCAAAGGAATATTCCGAAGCGGTGTCAGGGGTAGATGTCAAAGTAAAGACGAAGTTTACCGATAGCGAGAAAAGGAAAGTCTCGATCGAAGCAAAGTCAATGGAACACATTATATCAGAGTTCGTCGCTAAAGTGTATAATGGCTCCGTCGATAAGGAAGAACTTTCTTCCCGCGCTAAAGATATTTTAAATGAAGCTAGATTAAGCAAATGAAAGTCACCCACCTGATATAATAGGTGTAAGGTGGTTTGCACCCGGGAGAAGCAATGGATATAGAACAACTAAGTCAGCAGATTGATCAGCAGAGATGGCTATTGAACAATGGCCTCATCACTGATACCGTCAAGGACCAGTTGTTTTTCTATGGTTCTATTGTTCATCCTGATGTGCAAGCAGTTGAAGTAAAGCTAAAACCTGAAGAGAAGAGCGTGGATTATACTATCTACGTTACTAAGAAAACTCTAAGTAGAATTGCTTTATATAACAAACTAGCCACCTCTACATCGCTATTTGGCATGTGGAGATTCAAGCGCTTCTTAAAGAAAGAAGGCAGTTTAAATTTTCAGGGCATGTTAAGTAAATTCGTTAAGGATTTTTGTGGACCTACTTGGTCCACCAAACTCACTATAATAGACTTCGATGTATACGTAGATAGCATTGGAGTTGAAGGTGAGCCCGACGGAACGAGTCAGCCAGCTAATAAATTGCCTGACTAATGATGAAGACCAACGTCAAGATTTGTGGGTCCACTATCTAAGTGGTCACTCGCCCTCGACTTTTGCCTCTCACCTCAATAAGTTGAACAGAGAGTTCTCGAACGATTCTGAGTTACAGAACTTTCTTTGGGACTTGTTCAAGAACCCTCCATCTGATAAGTTTGCACGACTTCTAGGCAACTTCAGCAACATAGAACAATCCGTAGTGTGCCTATTAGCGCTAGGACTATCTGTGAGTGAGCTAAGTGGGTATAAAGAGATAAGTGAGATAAGGATTCGACATGTTATCTCTGTAGTTAGGGAAAACGGTTGCTGGGAAGAACTTTATGGCGTTGAAGAAACGACTGACAGAAGAAGAGAGATACGGGCTGAGTGAGGAAGAGATCAAGCTTGCTGAGAAATTTCTCAGGAAGCACAAGACTGCAGGCGCCCTAAAAGAATTAGAGGCTGCCAAGCTTTTTGAACTTTACCTACTCGGTGAATCTCTCCCAAAAATTACTCAGCAGTTTCCTCAGTATCAACTGGGACAGATTGCTCTTACAGCATCGCTGCGCGGATGGGCTCATGATCGCGACAAGATGATGCACACTCTTCAGGATAGAGTTCGTGCTAAGGTTGTTAAATCCGTCCTAGAACAAGTTGACTTTCTCACAGCTATGATGTCTGTAACCAATGCAGAGCATCTAGAGGTCATGATCAAGTATTGCCAAGATCCAATAAATAATCCTAAGCCAACCCTTCGTGTCACAAACATTAAGGAGTACAAAGATGTGGCTGAGACGCTATACAAGATTGTAAGCGGCGCTACCCCTGGAGCCAAGAACAACAAGTCTCCGATGTTTGACGCTTTGAGTCCACCGTCGAAGCATGTAGAAGAAAAACCGGCAGAGCCAGATGCTGCCTCGATGCTAGCTGAAGTAGTGAGAGTAGATGTCGAAGAAGGCAACTAAACTAACATTTGAGCAGCAAAAGAAGCTGCTACTAACGCCGTGCAGGAACAGACAGGAAGTAAAGAACTGGATTAAGTACCATCTTAGTCTAGAACTCCCTGATGTCACTGTCTCCAGATACTCGGATACCAACCCCTTAGACGTGATCTGGGAGGTGTATCGCATCTGCGTGCTCCAGCAGAACCCTGACAATATTCAGGAGCTTCTCTTCGTTGCTGGTCGAGGATCTGGCAAGACGTTGGGGATGGCTATCGCAGAGCTGATGATCCTGCTGCATGATAAGCGCGACGTTGTGCACGTAGGCGCCATTCAGAACCAAGCTGAACGTTGCTATGCTTACCAGAAGAACTTCCTATATAATCGCAAGCTAAAACCCATAGTTATTCCAGCTGACGTTCCAGAAGACGAGCGTATCCTTGAGAAGGCCAACATGTCGAAGTCCATCTTCAATATTGGCCAAGATAAGATCACCTTAGAAGTTCTTCCTTGCACATTAAAGGCTTGTAACGGTCCCCACGTTCCTCTCGTGGTCGTAGATGAGATCGATACAGTATCCGGTGAAGGCGTCAAGGCGTTCAAGGAAATCTCCGGCATGCTTGACTCCAAGGGCGGTAAGAAAGCCCTCCGCGTGGGTATCTCTACCCGCAAGTCTCGCTATGGGTTGATGAATCAGAAGCTAGAAGAGATCGAAGGAACTCCAGATAAGACCCGCGTTGCTCGCAGATGGACAGCGTTTGAGTTCACCGAGCGTTGCCCTGATAGTAGGTCAGGTACGACCCCTGTAGATCTATATGTTAACCAAGACAAGATGGAAGTCCTCATCGAGGATGATTTTGCCAAGAAGGACAGACATAAGCAGAAGGAGTACGTCAAGCACAAGGGCCTGAACGGATGCATCAAGTGTCCGTTATTCTCTGTATGTTTGACAGATGCTAAGAAACAGACGTCCACATCTCCAATGTTGAAGACCCTTGACGAGATGATTCAGAAGGTTAGAGCCGAGGGTGCCGACTGGGCACTCGCTCAGCTTATGAACCTGAAACCCTCTGTTGAAGGCATTATTTTTAGAGAATTCGATGAGAAAATCCATATCAAGACGTGGAACCAGATGTGGCTCATCCTCGTTGGTAAAGAGTTTCCAGGTGAGTGTACCCACGACACCTTCATCAAGAAGTGCCACGAGATGAACATTCCTTGCTATGCCGGCATCGACTGGGGTTTCTCTTCCCCAAACACTGTGGTGTTCTTCTTTGTTGACTCAAGGGATAACATCTATGTTGTGAAAACGGATGGTATGACTCACATCAGCACTCCAACGTGGATTCACCATATCAAGACTAAATATCACACCATGTATAGGTGCCAACTGTATGTTCCTGATGCCGCTGACCAAGGCGCCATCCTAGAAATGCAGAAGGCCGGTCTACCTGTCTCTAACCAGGAGAAGGGTGAGATCATGGCGGGTATCCAGGTTATTAAGAAGTTCTTAAAGATTCCTGGTACCACTGATGCTAAGTTATTTTTGGCTCAAGATATGTGCGTTCCTTTAGTGAGAGAGTTTGGACTATATCACTTCAAGGTTAATGCTGCTGGACTTATCACAGATGATCCGGACACAGAGCACGACCATTGGATTGATGCCCTCAGATACCCCATGACGCTGCTCTTTGGCAAGTCTCAGATCATCCTTGGGAGCGGGTTGATGGATCAGGCGTCTAATCTACAGGATGGACACGGTAACTTTCATAGGATGCCGTCTCCTACAGAGTTTGCCCTTACTCAGGGCATAAAGATGAACGACCAGGAACCTGATAGGTCTAAGTTGGGCAAGATAGGCAAACCGTCCGAGTTAGAAGATCCCGGGAACGATGATGACTCAACGGGTGGGGCTGGTGGCTTCATCTGGAGCATTTAGGACACTTTAAGTTACTAGAAGGTATAATCAGTTAATGGCCTGGTACGACGATTGGTTAAAAAATAGGGTTCAGGGGCAGATAGAAGAGCTTTTGAAGGCTGACGGTGTTTCTGCTGTAACAGAAGTCCCACCTGGCGGTGTATCATCGTTTGCTTCTCCAGAGACGCCAGCTGGTGCCGACGGCGACAAGTTGCCAGATATTCCAGAAGCAGATCATGATGCTGGAAAACAGATTGGTCGCAAGGCGTACGTAGACGATCCTTATTTCGACATGATTGGCACTCAAGTCAATTATAAGTTCAAACTAACGCGCATCTCCAACAAGACCCTTAAAGAAGTTTCGGTCCGTGATTGGCTCATCTCGGCCATTATTCAATGCCGCGTGGATACACTACTTAGGTTTTCTAGACCAGAACATCGTCGCTTCGAGATGGGTTTCCGCATCATTAAGAGGGATTTCGAATCTCACTACACACCAGAAGAGAAGGACGAGATTTCAGCAATCGAAGACTTCGTATATAACTGTGGTCGTAAGGAAGGTACTCCGCACGACGACAAAAGAAACTTCGGCGAGTTCTTGAAAGTGATCGGCCGCGACGCTTTGACATTCGGACATGTTGCCATTGAAAAGGTTAAGACAAGAGCAGGTGGTTTGCATAGGTTTCGTCCTCTCCCCGGAGAGTCGATGTACTTAATTAATAAGTCTCTCTCCAAGGAGCAGGTTAGTACCAATTCTATGAAGAGCTATCAGCTCACCAAACCTAAGAGCAACAATGATCCTAAGACTGATCAAGTTGTCAATGAAGTCGAGAATGACTACATTAAATACGTTCAGATCTCCTACGATAATAGACCTCTTGCCACGTTTGGCGATGAAGATTGCATCTGGAAACTGTTCAACCCACAGAACTTCTCAGATTCTCTAGGATATTGCTACTCACCTCTTGAGTTGGCAATCATCAACATCACTAACCATTTGAACGTTGAAAACTACAATGCTAACTTCTTCACGCACGGTTATGCCGCTCGTGGCGTTCTTCACCTTAAGGGCACCGTAACGCAGCAGCAGCTTGCTAACTTCCGCAGAACTTTCTATAACAGCATCACTGGTCACCAGAACGCTTGGAGAACTCCGATCGTTGCGGGCCTTGATGAAGTTCAATGGGTCCCAATGTCTGCTAACGCTAAGGAGATGGAGTACCTCAACTACAACAACCATCTCATGCGCATCCTATGCGCTCAGTTCCAGATCGATCCGGTAGAGCTTGGCCTTGATTACCTCATATCTTCCAATGGCCGCGCTCCGATGCAGCAGGCTAGCAATGAATATAAGATCATCTACTCCCGTGAGCGTGGTTTAGTTCCGCTACTCATGTTCATCGAAGACATCATGAACGCTGACGTTCTGATGGCCCTGGATCCTGCTATAGCCGCTAAGTACAAGTTTGTATTTACCGGCATGACCGAAGAAACTCCTCAAACTGAGATTGCTCAGATGCAGGCGGAGATGACTGTTTGGAAGACGATGAACGATCTTCTCAAGCAGGCTCAAAAGGATAAGATCGACCAGGAAGTTGCCGATCTACCTCTCAACCAGGCATTCTGGGCACTAGTTGAGAAGAACTATACACGCGGCGAGATCCGCGAGAAATTCTTCGGCGACAAAGACGCCTCCAAGAGACGTGAGCTTCAGTATATTCCTGGGGATCCATCTTTCTTGAATTGGAATCAGTTTATTGCTACCATTGACGCTCAGAAGAAGCAGGAAGCCCAGATGGCTTCGCAGCAAGATGCTGCCGCTCAGGAAGCTCAGATGAAGATGACTCAGGAGCAGCAGAAGCACGACCATGCCGAAGCAGCACACGGTCGCGACAAAGAGAAGCATACCCTTGAGATGGAGCAGATCAAGGCTAAGGCCGCCAGCGATGCTGTCCAGCATGGGCTGAAGGATACTGCAAAGCAATTTGGTGCCTCTAAGGCATCAAACGTGGGTGGGCAAGAAGTCGCTAACCCAATGAACAAGAACGATGGATCAGAGTAAGCTATACATCAACGAGGACTCAGGGGAAGTTGTAACCCCAGAAGTTCACCACTCCATCATGATGCTAATCAAGGTGATGTTTAGACTAAGTATCATCGACGAAGAGCAAGCACTCAAAATAGCTTCAAAGTTTCAAATTCTGTTTGTATAATCAAACAGAATATGGCGTTAATTATCCTAGAAGGTTTAGATAGAACTGGCAAGAGCTCCGTCGCTCAGATGTTTGAGAGACAGGGCTTTGAGCTTATTCATATGTCTGCTCCAGATAAATCTATGTCGCAGGAAGGTTATGTTGGACCTAGTTACCTCGATATGATGGTTGACATGCTTACGACTATAGCTGGTCGTGATGTAGTCCTTGACCGTAGTCACTATGGTGAACTAGTATGGCCTCAAGTGTACGGCCGGAAGGCCCTCCTCGATGAAGACGACATGGAAATTCTGCGAGAGATAGAGAATAACATGGATGTCACTCGCATCCTGATGACAGATTCTAACAGCGATGCTCATTGGCAGAGATGTGTTGACAATAATGAGCCTCTCACGAAGGTGCAATTTGTAAAGGCTAGATCGCTGTACTCTGGCATGGCGGATAAGTACGACTTTGCCCGCAAGATGCTTAAGGACTTCCCTGATGCAGAGCAACCGTTACCCGCGAACAGTAAAGATGCCGCCAATCCTACTCCCGCTACCAGTGCTGAAGCTGATTCTTCTGCTAAGGAAACTGGAAATAATAAAACCAGTACTCTAAGTAAATCAAAAGAACAACTTAAGCTCGAGAGAGCAAATATCATAAATGAAGTCCTAGAGAAGCGCCTCATCAAGGGCAAGGGACCTATGTACGATGAAGTCGAACGTAGTGTTCGTCACTTCTTAAACACTGAACTGGGTAAAATTCTTGGGACAGCAACAGCAACACCCGGTCTTTCAAACGAAGAGATAGAGTTGCTTAAGTTTTTCTGCAAGAGATTAAAAGACAAGGAGACAGAGTAATGAAGGGTTTTAGACAGCAAGCACAGGGTTCACGTAAAGAGAGACTTCGCGAGTTGGAGGTTGAACTTAAGAATCTATCGATGTCTTCTCGTATCAACCAGATGATGACTCAACAGTTGATGCAGAACTTGAAGCCTATGCACGAAGATTTGGTTCGCACGACTGGCCTTATCCAGGAGCTGCAATACAAGGTCCTAGCGGCTCAGAAGGTTGCAGGTCTTGACATTGAGCTCCTCAATGCAGCGGCTAATGAGATGCGTTTGGCAGATTTCACCGATGCTTCTGATAAGGAAGATGCGAGAGCTGGTTTCACTGTGGGCGCTGTTGTAGATGCTGATAGCACCGTAGTGCTAACCTCTACGACCGAAGAGAAAGATCGTGGCATCTTCCGTTCACGTCTTAAACTATCCGAGTGCGGAGTTCCTGACCTAATTCAAGCCTTCACTGGTCGTGAGGTTGGAGCTAAAGCAGTCGTACAACTCAATGGGTTAGAACATGTCGTCGAACTACTTGCTATCCGCCAACCAGCTCCAGCAGCAGCACCGGCAACTGAAGGAAGCGCTCAAGGAGCTGGAGATACAGCTTCGAATGCTCAGGGTGACGTCGCTGCTCCGCAAGTTGCGAGTTCTGAGGTAGCGGCTACCGCGTAATGTCTGACGAAGATAACAAGATGGATGAGAGGTGCCCACGCGCTCTGGAAGACCTCCCGAGCGAGTGGTGCCCTCTTGCCGTCATGCGTCTTCGAGCCATCAGAACGGCCGGGCGCGAACTCACTGAAGAAGAAGAATCTAAGCTTCCTGGATGCCCATGGGCTGTGAACCATCAGCTAGCTAACTACTGCTTCTTCAAGTACATCAAGGAATTCTCTGGCGATAAGCAACCCTCTGACATGGAGGTTGCTTCTTTGAACTGCATGTCTGTAGATGCAGTGAAGAAGACCGAGAAAACTGCCCTCAACAAGATCAGAGAGACTGAGCAATTCAAGTCTTTGAAAGAGTCAATGGAAGGTGAGAATGTGGTCAATGAACATCATTCGGACGACGACTATAAAATTTACAGATAAGCAGCGAAGAGTCAGATACGATCTGGTAGACCTACTAGACAAGTTAGGTCTTAAGACGAGACCAATCCTATACATTGAGCCACTTGAGACTACGTTAAAGTGTATGACTTTTGACAGTAGCAATCTAGTTCTTTGGCCTAATCTCCCAAAATCATAGTTAAGTCCCTGGTATAATTGAGTGGTATGGCCAAGAAACCACTCGAGATTGATGCGTGTGCAGGGTCCCAGCTTAGGGATACCCAAGGAGAGATGCTCTCCGTTGAAGGCGCTGACATATCCGAACTCCAGGCTGGCAAGGGCCGCTGGAACGACAATCATGGTAAGGGCTTCTTCAACTCAGTTGGCAGGATTACTCACGCCAAGAAGATTTTTAAAGAAGAAGACTGCGACGACGACCGCCATAGATACTACTGGAATAAGGTCAAAGCTCCATATGTCTACGTCAAGGGCTATCTATATGATGACGAAGATCATCCAAATGCAAAAGCCGCTGCTGCCATCCTTCGAAACGTTCATAAGACAGATTGCCCGTTGAAACTGAAAGCCTCCGTAGAAGGCGGAGTAATTTCGCGAGGCATTTCCGACCCATCTCTTCTTGCTCGGACCAAGATTCACAGCGTTGCACTAACTTTTACTCCCGCAAACAACGCCACCCTCGTGGAACCGTTGAGTCTTGATAAGTCTCAATATGATGAAGCTGCAGACATGGAGCTTATCAAATCTGTTATACACCTTGCAGAAACGAACGTACCTTCATTCCGTCACATCGCTCGTGATGCCTCAGCGTCTAAGGTGAGAGATAACATCGGGAAGATCGTTGAATTGATGAAGGGTGGTAGCACCATCGACATCCCAACCAAGCAGGAAATCCTACAGTACGCCTTGGAAGCTAAGATCCAGAACAATGTTACGCTCATCCACGAGATGATAGAGGAAGAGCTTGATAAGGGTATTAAAGACGGTATGATGGGCGCAGCCATGATGGGCGCAGCCGCTTTAGCTCCGCACGCAGCTCAAGCACCAGTAAATGCCGTTCATCAACCAGCTGCTCAGCAACAGGTTGATCTATCTAAGATGCCAAAAGAACATCAGCTCTTCTATCAAGGTATCTCTAAGAAGAATCCTGTCCTTGGCGCGATCGGTATGGTCGAGTCTAGCGGTGGTTTAAACTACGCGCATAAGCCTATGGCACAGGGTATGCATAATGGGCATGTTGCCGGCGGTATGTTCGGTATGATGCCTAACTCTGCAGAATATGCTCTACGTACTAATCCTGCGTTGGCTAAGAAGTATCCTAAGCTAGCAGAAGCTGCTAAGGACATGAAAAACAACCATCACGTGTTCACGGATACCTTTAATTCCGATCCTCAAACAGCTTATGACTTCGCTGACGCCCTCATGAAGAGAAACAAAGGTAAGACGAAGGACTTGAGTATGTTGATTCATTCGTGGAATCATGGACTTAAGGGTACATTTGACCGTTATAAAAAACAAGGGCCAGACGCTGTCAAAAACGATGACTATGTCAAGGGAGTAATGGAAGCTTACAATAAGTTAGCACCAAAGCAAAATAGAAAGCCAGCAAAGCGACTCAATAAGGCGCTCACAGCTGGCTACGGTGGGGCTGGTTCCCCAACCGCGAATACTGGCGGCGGAGTTCTTCAGAGTGAAGCTTTGGAAGACGGTAGGGGCAGCAAAAATAGCGCATTTAAGTACGTCACCTGCGACGATTGCGGTAAGGAACAAATTTACTCTAAGTATCAAGTGAAGTGCCGCGATTGTGGCAAATCGTTTCCTATGGAAAAGCTTCATAAGCTTTTTTTAGGTGCCATCGCTACATAGTTCAACAACTTTTTAAGCAACTCACTATGATGTGATCGCTATATATTTACTAAGGAGTAACTTTTATGGCCGCACCATTATCACCTGAAGCATTAAACGCTTTATCACTAGCATTTGGAACATCTGGCGCTGGGCAAGCCGCAGCATCGGCACTTGTTGCCAACGTCAATTCTTCTTTTAGAAACATTGCTCAGGCTACGCCTCCTGTCGCTGCCCCTGGAAGTAACGCTGGTTCCGGAGCCACAGTAGCTTACGTAAACGGAACAAACGCTACCGACAACGCTGGTCAGTTGGTTGTTACCACTGGTTCAGGCGCCGCAGCTGGTCAGGTCGCTGCTGTGACATATATGGCACCACTTGCTGTTGCCCCAATTATCCACCTTATGCCATCTAATGCAGCTGCTGCTGCACCAGCTTATGGCACATACGTTATGCCAACCACTTCTGGTGGTATGTACACCGGTTTCACGATTAACACTGTAGGAACACCTGCTTCTTCCACTGTACACAACTGGAACTACATGGTTGTTCCTGGTCTTTAATAGCTACATAGGGTAGTAAGTAGGTATATACGAGGCATGTTTAGGTAACAGGTCGTGGTATACTAAGTAAATCAAGTTTTAACTTTCGAGTTAAGGAGCACGAAAATGGCAAATATCACTTCAATTATTAACAAGATTGCACGTAATGCGCAGGTTCTTGGCATCACCGTTGTATCTGAACAATACGATGCATTTGGTAATGCGTCGGTTACGCTGCAAGCTGACTCTGCAAATATCACTGTCAGTTATGTTCTAGCAGAAATTCAGTACCCAATGGGTGGTGTTAATCCTATGGTTTCTCCGTACCTCGGTATCGGAATTGCAAACCCTGGACAACTACTTCTTCAGTCTTCGATTTCGTCCGGCGGCAACATGAGCGACATCATCAACGGACAAATCTCCGCACAGATTCTCGCAATGTGCTCTGGTTTTGACAATGATCTTTATCTCGCTAACGCTGCATTCACTCCATCGGGTGGCGGTCCAAACGGCCCTGGCGCCGGTGGTTACTTTGTCCGTCTACGTGGCGACAATGACTTAATTGGAATGGGTAACTAATCGGGTCTTGATGCTTAACGAGGAGTTAACATGAAAGAAGAACTAAGAAAGAGTCTTACAGACCTGATTGACGAGACGCTACTTGAGCTTGAAGAGCTTAAGAAGTCACGTTTCTCGGCAAGTGAGATCGAAGTTAAAGGGCCAGGCGAAGGAATCGCTGGCAAGCCATCGAATGGCGATCTTCATGCTAAGGCAGAAGATAAGGATGAAGACGACGAAGACGAAGAGGCTGAGAAGGCTGAAGGTCAAAACCGTCAATCAGATCCAGATGGTGGTCATCACAAGCCAGTAGCAGGCGAAGGCATGAAGAACACCAACGGTCGTCACTCTGAGAGCCCAGGCGCAAGCGTTATGCATGGCCAAGGCAAGAACAGTGAATCTGATCCTGGAAACACACAGCACGAAAGTGAGTCTGTTTCTAAGAAGGATGAAGACGACGACAAGAAAAAGAAGGATAAGGACGCTAAGGGCGGCGAAGAGCATGAAGCTGAAGAAAAGAAAGCTATCGGCAAGCTCGCAAACCTTGCTGGCATGAAGAAGGGCGAAAGTCCTGAACAGGTTAATTCCGAAGTCCAAAAACTTGTTATGCACGGTCTCAAGAAGTCTCAGGAAGAAACTGAGAGCTTGATGAAGAGTTTCGTTGAAGAGAGAGTAAGACCTCTTGAAGATAAGCTCTCAACAATTCTTGATCTCGTGAACAAGATTGCAGATCAGCCTGTTCCAACTAAGGGCCTAACCGGTCGCGCCATCCCACTCTCTAAGAGCGGTAATGAGTTCGGCGGTGAAAGTCTTTCTAAGAGCGAAGTAGCTTCAAAGCTATTCGAACTTAAGAAGTCCGGAACTAAGGTTGACTCTCTGGATATTACCAGAGCTGAAATGGGACAAGATCTGAATAAGATCATTGAGAAATATAAGATTTCGTAATCAAAGGAGAGAACGAAGATGAACGACGCAATTAATCAAGTTTTGCAAGGCCTAGATCAAGGTATCGTGTCAGCTGCTGACATCGAGAACTTGAACAAGGCTATTACCGCCGGTTACGGCGGGGCTGGTAAGCCTACCGACCTCACCTATGGTGGCGTGTTACAGGCTGAATCTCTAGAGGCTACTCTCAAGTCGATTACTTTTGACATGAAGAACCTTAAGTTTTGGCCAGCCATTTCGGTTGACAAAGCCTACAACTTGTTCGAGCAATACAATCGCTTGATCAGTTACGGTTCTGACAGCGCACCTTACATCGGTGAAGGTGGAGCTCCTCAGGAAGAAGACAGCACGTACGTACGTGACGGTCAAAAGATCGTGTTCTTCGGTACTCGTCGTAGGGTTTCGCACCAGATGACGTTGGTACGTGTAACTGTTGGTGACATTGTCGCTCAACAGGCAAAAGAAGGCACGATGCATCTCCTCAAGAACGTAGAGCGCGAGCTTTACTGGGGCAATGCGCACTTCATGAACCAACAAACTGGTCTTGAATCCGGTTCCGACGCTGATATCCCAGTGAACAACATCGCAATGTGCGGTCTGTTAAAGCAGCTCCAAAAGGGCGACACAGATGCTCAGATGCAAGCTGGTGACTTCCTCGGATACGGTGATTCTAGCTCGATCGTTACTGATCTTGCTGGTCAAGTCATGGCTCAGGATGACATTGAACGTCTTGCAGTTATTGCCTTGGAAAACTTCGGTGCTCCGGATCAATTGCACATCGAACCAGCAGCCTTGTCTGCCTTCGTTAAGCAGTTCTATCCTCAGTTCCGTTCGGCTCCAGGTCTTGCTAACCAAACGGTTGGCTACGACGTCAGCAAGGTGCAAACCACTGCTGGCGCTGTTGACCTCAAGCCAAATCTCTTCCTACGTCCACGTAGCGGCGTTCGCGCCCTTGCGGTGAACGCGTTGGCCCCACAAGCAACCTTTACTGCAGTGCCTTCGGCAGTTGCAGTTACGACTTCTAGCTTCGCAGCTGGTGTCTATCAGGTTTCTGTGACGGCAGTGAACGACGCTGGTGAATCTTCACCAATCAGCAGCTCAGTGACGCTTGCAGCAGGTAACAACCTCTCGCTCGCTATCGCTTCGGCACCAGCTGGCGTTAAGTACTGGAAGCTATATATCTCTGCTCCAGGCGGCGCTGCAGGAACTCAGAAGTTCGCAGGCAACTGGGCTAACCAAGGATCTACCAACTATGTCAGCTCCAACGTTCAGCTCCCTGGTCTCGGAGAAGCATTCTTGCTCGACATGAGTGCTGAGTGTATGCGCTTCAAGCAACTTGCTCCTTTGAGCAAGATCAACTTCGCGATCGTAACGACCGCGTTGGAGTTTGCGATTGTTATGTACGGAGCCCTCTTCGTATACACCCCTCGCTTCAACTGCTTGTTCCGTAACATAGGCAAATAAGTAAAGCGCAATAAAAGCGCGAAAGATACAGGGCTGGCACGAAAGTGCTGGCCCTTTTCTTTTTAAGGTATAATAACTACATGACTAACGAAGATATTCTTGAGAAGCAGGTAGAGGCACTAGAAAAACTACTTCAACTTCGCTCTGCGATAATCGAGGAGTTAGAAGCTAAACTTTCTAAACTAGAGAATGATATTGCAAGGGCTAACACTCTTCCTTATGTTCCCGGTGTTTCTATTCCTTGGGTTGGACCTCCACAATGGATGCCACAACAGCCATTTATTGGTGGAGCTGGTGGCAGTTCGATAACCATCTCAAGTACATGCCCTGACGGATCCTCTCATCAGTTTCCGCAGTATGGTCTCTCGGCTGGCTCCCAGTGCTGTTCCAAATGCGGACAATATAACCTAAGTGGTAACGGCACTGTAACTGTAGGTGGATCTGGGATGACATCCATCCAGAACTTGCAACCCGGTGGCGCTGGTAACATCCAAACTACCGGCTATATGCAACCTGTCGACCCAATGACCGGTAACGTCTACACTCTAACAAACGTTGTTAAATAGGCATTCCGTATAATTGCTCCATGAAAAGAGCAAAGTATATTTGTCTTGAAGGCACCGAGGGTGTTGGCAAGACAACCCAAACTCAAAAACTCGTAGACCATCTCAGGGCCAAAGGCTATAAGGTTTTACAGACTAAAGAACCAGGCACCTCCCATGCCCCTCTAACGCTTCAGCTGAGAGGCATCATGCTTGACAAGCAATACGACGAGCAGCTAACGGCTCCAGCTAGGGAGTTGATTAGTCAAGCTATCAGGTCAATTCACTTGGAGAAGGTGGTTGCTCCCGGACTAACGGAATATGACTATGTCGTCCAAGATAGAGGAATCCTGTCGGGTTTCTCATACGGTCATGCCTGTGGCAATCCCATGGAAGATCTAGTTGCATTAAGCACTTACGTAACCGATCCTGTTATCGGTCAGTTTATCGATGGCTTATATGACAGTATAATATATCTTAAGGGAGATACTTCTGCTGGCCTTAAGAAAGCACTTCAATCGAAGCAAGAATTTGCAGCAGGAGATGCAATGGAGGCAAGAGGTAACTCATTCCTTCAAAAAGTCTCGTCCAACATGGATGAGTTATCTAAATCCTTTAACACAAGTGTCATCTCAGTGGACGGCAAAAACATCGAAGAGGTGTTCAGTGAAATTCTGCGCGCTCTTGACATCGGAGAATAAGTAATGGCATCAAATAAAATCATCAAGCCAAAGGGCCCAAAGGTTCTCATATTCGACATAGAGACGGCACCGATCATCGGGCACGTGTGGAGTCTGTGGGAAAATAACCTTGGCTTAAATCAAGTCGTATCCGACTGGCATTGCTTAAGCTGGAGCGCAAAATGGCTAGGCGATGCTCCTAACAAGGTAATGTACGATGACCAGCGCAACGAGAAGAATATCCAAGACGACAAGCGACTATTAAAGGGGATCTGGGATCTTCTGGATCAAGCTGATGTTGTTATCACGCAGAATGGTGTTCACTTCGATAAGAAGAAGTTGAATGCAAGATTCATCATGAATGGGTTTCAGCGCCCCAGTACCTATAAGCACATCGATACGAAGCTCATCGCTGGCAAGCATTTCGGCTTTACCTCTAACAAACTGGAGTACATGACCGATAAGCTTTGCGTCAAATACAAGAAGCTTAAGCATACTAAGTTTCCTGGACACGAGATGTGGACTGAATGCTTGAAGGGCAATCTTGACGCGTGGAAAGAGATGGAAAAGTACAACAAGTACGATGTTCTGGCTCTAGAGGAGCTTTACCAGAAGCTCATCCCGTGGGATAGCACGATCAATTTCAACCTATACCACGACGACGAAGAGCACATCTGTAAGTGCGGTGGTAAGAACCATATGAAGAATGGTTTCTACTACACGAACGTTGGAAAATTCCAGAAGTATAGATGTAAGGGGTGCGGTGCAGAAACAAGAGACCGATTCAATCTTTTCACTAAGGAAAAGAAAGATTCGTTAAGACAAGGGACAGTAGGCTAATATGCAGTTCAAAGAGATCGAGTATAAGTACGACGGGGCATCTATGGAGATGCAGAAGTTCACCGATCTCATGGAGACATTCCCCATCAAGAAGAAGATGATGGTTAGCTCATACGACGACTACTTCGTCGATGCCGCAGGTAACTTCATAAGGTACCGATATACAGATGGTCGCGGTGAGCTAACGATAAAGAGGAAGCTTAGCGAGAAAAACAACAACGAACGTATTGAGGTCAATGTCCCCACGGCTGGGGACAACCTCAAGACCGTTACCGCTTTCGTTGATCTCCTAGGATATAAGCATAATTTTGGAATCTACAAGACGTGCAAGATATACTGGATCGACAAGGTCGTTATGGTGTACTACGTGGTATACGATAAGGATCTCAAGGAAATGAGGCGTTTCGTAGAGATCGAAGCGGACGAGGACCTTCAGTGGGACACAGAAGAACAGGCCTGGGAGGAGATCGCTAAGTATGAGAAACTTCTTGAGCCGCTGGGCATCACGCCTAAAAATCGACTTAAAAAGTCCCTTTTCGAGATTTTCAGAAAAACAGCCTAGACTGACATCAGGCGTTTACGAGGACCTCATTTATCTCCTTTCAAGGTTAGAAATAAGGTCAGCTGCAAGTACAACCCCGTATCGCATAGCCTGGGCCACTGCTAGAAGAATGATAGAAAGAGCTCCCAAGCACCCGAAGTATACAAAGTCGGGTTTTTAGGTTAAACTCACGGTATAATAGTCCTATAACTTTTAGGAGATACCGTGAAATCAGCAAATACAGTTTCTGAAAACCTCAGACAAGCCGAGACAGGTCTAGCATGGGTAGAGTTGCTATCTGGCGCGATGGGTACATTAAAACTCAAGCAGTCCCAGACGTTCAGAGTTAGAGCTACAGGCGCTACCACAGTCACGATTGATGGGCTGCTTGCCATGACGATGAGTGCAGGCGAGATTGCCATCTTTAATACTGGCCAAGGTAGTCCAGACGACACCAGTCCTTACATCACTGTTGTTATCGGTGGTGCTGCCGCATTCGTTCAGCTTGGTGCTGATGAGCTCCGTCAGAGACTCACTGTAAATTCATATAATAATCCTGCTCAATTACCAATTGAGAACCCTGAACAGCCTTAATAGGAGCTTCTTGTGGAACTCAAAAGTTTCAGGGAGGTCCTCCTTAAAAAGGCGGATGGTAATCCCTACTTACAGACATTGATCAAGTATGCTAAGGATGAACTCATCGCTGAGGAAGTTCTTGAAGCTCTACTAAAGATGGCAGAGCCTTCTGCTGCTATGGGTCGCGGTGCTAACCACGCCGTTACCTCGTACGCTGCAGGCATGAAACCTGTACACGTAGAACAACTTCGAGACGCTCTCGGTCACCACATCTCTCATTACAAAGGTGCACTGAAGGCACATCATGAAGCAGAACCTGGTCCTCAAAAAGAAAAGATGCGCAACGTTGCAGATAAGCATCTCAACCAGATCATACCATTGATGCACCTCGCAGGTAAGGCAAGCAAGCATTCAGGTGGAAATCTAACTATCGACTATCCTAGTACCACACCTTGGGAAACAAACTATACATCTACCGAAAGACTTCCAAACGGCAAGCTCAAGGAAGGCACAAAGGACCTTGGTCGCAGGATCTCTCCCAATGCAAACCGCGCCAAGAACCCAAGAGCTGTACCGAATTACAGGTACCTTGAGATGCCGCCACACCCAGGTCACGCCGCTACAGAGAAGTCGCCTCACAAAGGTGGATATCCATTCGAGGAGATCCAACTTGGAACTCCTATGAAGCGCGATGCCGGCCAAGCATATCTCCCTGTAGAAAACGTAAAGGGCATCAAGGATTATGTGCCTCACCCGTTCGATGCGCATCCAGTACATCGTCACGCCGATACTCCTCAGCATGAGCTCGGACCTGAGCATCACGAGATGATTAATTCTGGTCTTGCCAGCTGGGCAGATAGTGAACCTCACAAACAGTGGCTTGCAGATCAGAAGGCGAAGCACGCTGCTGATCCGGAAGCTTACAAGGCTAGAGGCGCTAAGAAGCCCAAGCATGTGTACGACGGTATTCCACTTCAAGAGATGGAGCATCATAAGAATGCTCCAGTACAAGCGTCTGCGCCCGCAGAAGCCGAATCGAAAATTGCCGCTCAATCGCCTAACAAAGAACCTAAAAAGTCGGCCAAGGAAGCTGACCTTGATCAGAGAAGAAAAGTTTGGAGCACCTTAGATAAAGAAGCCAAGAAGCATTTCAAAGAAGGAAAGATGTTTCCTGAAGATGAATTTAAGGTGTAATGAAAATGTCAGCACTTATAAAGACACCAAAATCTGAAGATCTTGAAAGCTTAGAAGCCATACTGCTTAAGGCACGTAGGCGTCTATCTGACGAGGTCGAAGATCCAGACGAGCAAGAACAATCGCTGGAAGATCAAGGCATGCACGAGTTGGACCCTGATGAGCAGGACAACGCCGACAAGTGGTTGCAAGAAAACGATCCTGAGAAAAAGGATGAGGACGATGACGATGAACCTAAAGAATATGATGAGTTCCGCCCAGGCGAAGATGAAGATGCTTATAGACAAAGCATCGGGCTCGATGAAAGCCCTGATGCAGAACCTCAAGATGAAGGTAGTGAGCCTGTTGCAGAAGATGAAACTTCTGGAGCAGAAGGAGGAGCAAGTGATCAAGGAGAAGGTAGTCCAGATCAAGTCGAAGATGAAGAGGAAGAGCCCGCCGAAGAAGTAAAGCCAGAGGGTCGTTTCCCTCAGCCTTCCAAGGAAGAAATTGCTGAGATGCGTCAGCATACTCGTCCGTGGGAGCAGAACGCCAGAGAGAAGACTCGTCTTGAAGCTGAAGCTCACAAGAATCCAGTGCTGCATCATCAAGGAAAGATGATCGAAGCTAGGAATGCTGCACACAACCCTCATCAAGAAGCTTACGCTAAGTTTCAAGCTTCGCCAGACTATCAGAATGCAGATCCTGTCACACAGATGGAGATGGATAGCAAGTTTGAATCCGACTTCCATAAGGAGAACCCAGAGTATCTAGCTAATGCGGCCAAGCTTCATGGACAAGCTCACGTTGAAGGTTTGCAAGGCATGGGTGAAGGTTTCGGTCATAAAAAGGACAGCATCCAACATATCAGGCAAGGTGGCGCAAGCCCTGAGACTCCTATGTCTGTTGAAGAGGGTATGCAGCACGCTGGCGGTGCTAAAGGTGAAGAGGGCACTACCGGTTCCATGGTGCAAGACCCTGCTTCGGCTTTTGCCCAGCATCACAGGAAGTTCCTGGAAGAGATGGGAGCAAAGCATGAAGATAAGGCTAGTGCCAAGCAGCAGAAGTATAGCGATATGGCGCAGGACTACGCTAAAAAACTCGGTAGCCAAAGCGGTGTCGATCTTAAGTCTATGGTGAGCAAGCATCCACCGGATGTAGCTGACAGATTGAAGAGGATAGATAGCTTTAAGAATGCTAACACATCGAAGCAGCAACAAAAGCCTCAGGCTAAATCTAAGGTTGATAGTTTTTTTGAGCAGTACCATCCGCTCATCGGCATGCATGCTCATAAGGTGCTCAACAAGTTAGGATTAGATAAGAAGAACGTGGATCTTGGTGTACTACATGAAGCTGGCATGCACGGTTTGATGCAGGCCATAAATGACTACGATCACGAGAATCCAGGTAAGGCTAGCTTTGCTACCCATGCCGGTAATAAGATAAGTGGACTTATGCAGACGGCCATGAGGGATCAGATGCAGACGCCACAGCAGCTCACCTCTGAAGCTAATAAGTTTCAGCATAAGCAGCAAGCTTCGGTGCCGAAGGTAACTATGCCTAAGCCTGAAGGAGGAACGAATGAGTAACGGAAACGACGATTTTAACCCACCATACGGTCAGACATCAGATGGCCTATACGAAGATTTAGTTGGCGACTTCGAAGGTACGTCCGGCAATATCATGGGCACTGGCATTGTCAGAACTCCCACCATTCAACCGTTCCCTGCTTGGTCAACGCACCAAGAGATGGATCGCTACCTTCCTCTTCCTAACCCAGAAACCATGAAGAGAGGTCCTCTCTTTGGTCTCCCGCTGAGATCGTTCTTGACACAGCAAGAAGTCGATGACCGCACCATTGAGGCATACATCTCACAGGCTATCTCCGAGATAGAACATACCTTGAATCTGTTCATCACTCCTGTCACGTTCGAGGAGAGACACGATTACAGCAGAGAGATGCAGTTCTACGCCTTCGGCATTATCAAGCTTTATAACTCACCTATCCTAAACGTAGAGGAGTACGAACTCACGTTCAATAACGGAATTGGAATCCCTGGGTCCCTGCCGTTGGTAAAGATTCCACTTGAGTTCATCCACGTTCAACCTCAAGATGGTACGATTCAACTTGTTCCAGCTCAAGGTGTAACTATCTCTGGCTTTATTGTCAGCATCTATTCTGGCCTAGGCTATCACGCGTTTAACTCACAAGCTATATCCTACTGGCCAGGAGCTGTATTCGTGAAGTATAGAGCTGGCTTTGAGAAGCATAAGGTTCCAGCTTTGTTAGTAGCCTTGATAGAGAACTTAGCAGCATATAAGTTTTTATCTGCGCTAGGTCCAGTATTGTTTCCGTATAACTCCACCAGCGTGGGTATCGACGGTACTAGCCAAAGCGTTAGCACCCCAGGGCCTCTGTTCTTGCAGAACAGATTGAAGGACCTGCAAAACATGATTCAAACTGAGATGGAAGCTGCAAAGGGCTACTACCAGAAGAGATTCTTAGTAGACGCGTTAGGATATTAAGATGGCAAAGATTAAAAAGGCATTCAAAGAGGTTTCCCCGGACGGCAAGGAAGAAGTTGTCCCTGGTAAGGAGCCGCTTAAGAAGGACCCAAAAAAGAAATTGAAGGATCGCTGGAATTCTCTCAAGAAGGCCCTGAGCAATAAGGATGCCATCCTGGATCTCGAGGATGCTCAAGAGCCTGACGAAGATGAAGAAGAACAGGGACAATCGCAGGAACAACCTGCCATCCCTGAGATTCCAGAAGATGACTCTGAAGGTGGAGACGATGAAGGAACTGATCAATCGCAGGACATGGCTGGTGATGCAGGAGACGGACAGGATCCAGGATCTGAACCTTCTGGTGAATCGGAAGAAGCACAAGAAGACTCACAAGGAATGGAGCATGATGCAGATCCAGAGGAGCTTAAAGAAGCGCTAAGGCAGCAAGGTTACTCAGAGCAAGAGATTGCCTATGTAGTCGAGGGTCATCATTCCCCTGAGATCGATGAGAGCAAGCAAGCTAAGGCAGATGCAACTCATGCTATGTCTGAAGTTGATGTCGATGCTGCTAGCAAGCAGTCAGAGCTCGAGCGCGAGATTGCAAACAAGAAAGCAGAACAAGAGCGTCAGCATAAGGAGATGCTCGCGGGCCACGACCTAGAACACAAGAAGAGGATGTCTGACGTAGAGTACGAAGGTGCCAAGGCTTCAGCTCCAGATCCTACCGTGGATAAGAATCATCGCCAGCGCATGCTTGACTTAGAGTACGAGCAAGCTAAGGCCCAATCGCCAGATGCTGAGTACGAGAAGAACCACAAGAAACGTATGATGGATGCGGAGTACGACTCCACTAAGGCTCAGATGCCAGACGGTGAGAAGAGCGCTGCACACCAAGCTAAGCTAGCCGACATTGAACTTCAAGAGAGAAAGCTTGAACTCGAGATCAAGAAGAAAGAACTAGAGCTTGAAATTGAGTTCAAAGAGAAAGAGCAAGCATTAAAACTTAAGCTGATGGAAGCTCAGATCAAGCAGCAAGCAAAGCAGAAGGATCAGATATCTGGCGAGAAGCATAAGCATAAGCTAGCCGAAGCCAAGAAACCACCAGCTAAGAAGCCTTTAAAGAAGTCGGAAGAAGACGAGGAATACTATGAGCAAGAAGACGGATCAGACGCTGAATAAGTGCGATGAACTTATTGAGAGACTCACTGAACTCAAAAAGGCTATCGGTCAAACCAACGTTCAATCTAGCAGAAAGCCAGTGAGCACGCTTGGGGCAGGTTGGTCGCAAGATTCATCGACCGGAGCACTGCATCACAGCAGTCACGGCGTTATTAGTCCTGGTAAGCAGGCAGACGGCTCGTTCAAGCCAGTGCACGGTGGCAAGCCGCTTGGAACATTCTCTAACATCGGAGAAGCTGGTAAGGCTATGGGTGCTCATGCTAGGAGCCTCAAGGGCGGAGATACCGGAATGGTGAACAGAGCTTCACCTAACCTACCCTCTGGTCCAAAGCTCGGTACGGGAAACGCCTGGGCAACAAAGAGCGAAGACGAAGAACTTGACAAGTCAAACTACGGTCCCAAGGGTAGCAAGCAATATAGCGCCGCGGACAATGCTAAGCGCAAGATGAACAACACCGGGGATCAAACGGGTTTCGGACAGAACACGAACACGAAGGCATATAGCTCCAAGCCTGGACAGCTCAGCGCAAAGCAGCAAGCAGCAAAGACGCAGTATAAAGGTGCTGCAGGTCCTGTCAAGCAGTACACGCCTGAGCAGATAGCTGCTGCAAATGAGGCCCGCAAGCTAAAGAAAAACTCTGAGGACCTTCCCTGGGTTCAGCATACCGGAGTACCTAACGCAGATGCAGAGCTAGCCAAAGTTAATGCGCAAAATCCTGTTAATAAGGCAGAAGATCTGATGGCAAATCAGCTAGCAAATGTGATGGCTGGCAGGGCAATGTTGGGCATAAAACCACCACCACAACCTACCAATGAGCAGATGTTTGGGCACTTAGTGCCAAACGAAGAAGATATACAGAAGGCTGACCACGCTTGGAATAACAGGATGAATTGGCTTGATGAGGCTGTTAAGCCCATCAGTGCAAGGTTCAACTCTCCTGAAGAAGAGCAGGCCTATTGGGACTCGATCAAAGTTAATACATCAAGCAAAGACGACTACGGTTTCTAAGATTTGACATGTTATAATCTAAGCTAAGAGCGGCCTACGGTGGTCGTGCTTGGTAGGGTTTAAAAATGTTAGAGAAACGCTTTTACGCGGTTCCTCCGCAGGCCTTCACGGCTAACGGAACCGTAGATGGTGTAGTCACTATTGCGGGAAATGCTTGCGGCCTGTTCAAGGTTAAGCAAAAAGTTTACCTTTCAGCAACTGGTCTTACTAACCTATATCTAGAGATCAAAGAGATCGACAGCGAGGACAACATTCAAGTTGGTCCTATCCCTGGAACGCTCAATGTTAACAATAGTCCTAACATCAAAAGTCAGAATACCGGTATAAGCGCTCGCACTGATATATCCGCTTATACCGTAGCGTTGGGGGCCGCCATCTTTGCCGATGAGCAAAAACGACCCTCTATCGACATGGTAGAGATAGCACGCGCAGTATACTCAGAAGAACCCACATGCGCTCAACGCGGTATTCTAGTGGATGACTGCGGCGACACTTTCGGTACAAACAATCCATTCCCCGTAGCGTTCGATGGGACTATATCCATCGGCGATGTCTCCATCGTCGAAGGTGGCAACACCATGGGAGTTAATCCTGACGGCTCCATCAATGTCAATCTAGTTAACTCCACAGATGTACCAGGTCTGTTGCTGTTTCATAGTGATATATCTTCGGTGGTATCCGGCGTGGAGACAACTATAATCACTGTTACAGCGCCTAGTGGCGGTTTCAGGCTAGAAAAGATAGATGCGTCGGGTGAAAACGTAGCACTATACAGAGTGTATGTCAACGGGGTGGAGATATACGATAAGAGATCTTGGTGGACTGCTTTCAACGTTAGTTTTGATTTCGAAAGTTTTGAAAACGGATACTTACTTACGGCAGGTCAAGTACTAACTGTGACCTGCTATCACACCAGACCTTATACAGCTAACTTCGAAGCTACTGTACTGGTGTTAGCTACTTAAAGATGATAGGATATGACTATGGCTCCGCTAGAACTTAAAAGAATGAAGTTAGAACTAATCAAGGTCGCTGCCGCGAGGCACGAACTTGAGTTCAAGATTGATGAGCGTCTTGAGGATATCAATAGACTCAAGGAAAATATTAAGATTCAAGAGGCTAGAGAAGCCGAGTTGAAAGCAAAGATAGATGCAGAGAGTGCGTCTAGCTAACGTTTTAGGAGTAAACAATGTCAGATTATAGTTCAGAATTGCCGGTAAGGTCACAGTTACCCGGTCAAGTTGCTCCAGACGATATCATTGTCAAGCTTGGTGACGCCTCTAATCCTACTACCCAGTTGGCAAAGGTGGACACACATGGTAGCGTGTATAACGTTAACGCGGATAGTGCTGGTAACCTCATCGGCGATCAACATCTAAGTTCAACGTGGTGGCTCCAGATGGTTATGCCATCGAATGGCCCAGCGACCAACGGCACCGCAGCATTATTCTCAGGTCTTGCCGGTGGTATCTATAATTCTGCAACTGGTTTAACTATCCCTCTTACAGCGGGTCAGCAGGCAGCTCTGCAACTAGATGCAGCCGGTCGCTTACTAGTGGAAGCAACATTAGATTACGATACAAACTGGGGCGTAGTTGGCGCGACAACTCTAAGGGTCGCTGCCGAAATCGGTAATGCAACTGGTGCAGCTAATTTTAACTACGGCGCTATCAACGGCCAATCACTTCAAACTGCAGCACAACTTGGTAATGCAACTGGCGCAGTAAACTACAATTATGGAGCAGTAACTGCTCAGACGCTTCAAGTTGCAGCACAACTTGGTAATGCTGCTGGCGCGATTGACTATAATTACGGCACTGTTGATGCTCAGACTATTAGAGTCGCTGCCCAGATAGGTAATGCTACAGGTGCTGCCGACTTTGGCGCCGGTGCTACTGATGCTCAAACACTCAGAGTCACTGCTAACCAGGGTCTCCCCAACACTAACGCTAATGCGTGGCCTATCGTCATCACGAGCGGCGGCACTGTCAATTCACCTACTAACCCTGTATACGTATCCTCGGATTCTACTCCAGGCACCACAATTGATGACTTCAAGCAAGCTGTTGCCATAGCTGTCAATGCTTCTGATACTCATTTTTATACAGTTTCGGCCGGTAAAAATTTGTACTTCGATCAAGTTGTAGCCGCAGCCTCCGGTCTTGCTAAAATGTTAATTGGCGTGGAGACCGGTGTTGGAACTGGCATCTTCACGACTAAGTTTGTCCAGTTTAACTCCACCGCTGATGCTAGTATGGATCTTACATTAGCTAGTCCTATCATTGTTGCTGCTGGGGTTCGAGTTGAGGTCATCGTTACCAATCTCGACAAGGGTGCACAAGATCTTTACAGCACAATCTGCGGCTACGAAATTTAATAGGAATAAGATCGATAAGTTTTGTCGAGTTTATAGATCTTATTTAAGGGGATTCACTTGGCAGATTTGACAAGACTACAATCAGACCTACCGGTCAATATAGCTGGTGTCAATCCATCCACTGGGGTTGGTACCTTTTTTGCTAACGTTGACACTAACGGTAACTTATTTGTTCTTCCTACTAACGCTGGTCCCGTGTCACCAGGCACTGCCGCAGTAAATTCAGGCTTAGCTGGTGGTGTTTATAACACAACGCTTCCAACTCTCACAAATACTCAACAAGCCGCGTTGCAACTTGATTCCTCTGGTCGTCTAATTATTTCGCCTACAGACTTCACTGTAGCTCAAGCAAGTACAACGTCAGGACAAAGTGGAAGTCTAGTGATGGGCGCGGTTACAACCAACCCTCCTGCTTATACCGCTGGTCAAACAGATCCACTATCTCTAACTATTGATGGTGACCTACGTGTAGCTGACATCATCAACACCTCGGGTCAGTATAGGGCTCAGTCTATAACTACAACAGCAGCTGAAGCACTTGGCGGAGCTACTATCTTAGCTAACAGGAAGATGCTAAGTATCACTCCAACGAATGGCACTATATATTGGGGCTTTAGCAATGCAGTTACCGCAACTACGGGATCACCTATATTTAAGAACCAACAGATGACGTTCGCTGTTGGAGCGAACGTTCATATTTATGTTATCGCGACAGCCACTACGGATAGTAGAATAAGTGAAGGTAGCTAATGGCAATTAATACTCCTTTCATCACTTCTACGCAAGTTGCATCGTCGACTCCATTTGACCCAACTACTGGCGACGGGTTCATAGGCACAGATGTTCAATCTGCTTTGCAAGAGTTAAGAAACTACACAGTATATGACTCTGATATTACTGCAACCACTGCGAGCGGTACACTTACGCTGTTGCCTCCTATTGCTGGCGGCCAAGTAAACGGAGCCACAAGTCAGCGTCTTCAAATATTAACTGGATCAGCTACTGGGTATACAGTCAAGATGCCAAGTGCACTCACTTTGTCTATAAGCGCTGAATATCTTATTGCGAACACATCTAGTCGACCTGTAACTATTGAAGACGGCGGCGGAAATGTTTTATTCACGCTGAGTCAAAGTTCTATTGGCACAATGATATTGCAAGCTGCTGGCAGTGCGGCTGGTACCTGGCTATGGTGGCAAACTTCATTAAACGTCGCTGCTGGTATCATCGTCTACAACATTACCTCTACTACAGCTTTCGCTACTTCTGCAAGTGCGATGACATTAATAACTGGAATGTCAGTAGTTCCTCAGGCGGGTACTTACTCTATATGGTTTAATTCGTCTATCACCGGTTCTGGTTCTGCACAAGCGATGGATGTTCAAATACAGAATGGTGCAACAGTTATTACAGATTCACCTAGAGAAGCAGCTACGCCAGCCGGATCGCACGTAACAATTCTAGGAACGCAAACAACTGCTCAATTTAATGGCACCAGTGCTTGTGCGGCATATGTAAATGCAAACGGCAACAGCATGACTGTTAACCAAAGAAGCCTTTTAATGATAAGGACAGGAACATAACATGGCTGACTCAGAATACGATTTTACGCAGAGTCCTTGCGAGATAACAAGCTTAACCGCAGCTATTCAGGGTAGTTCAATAGTTACTGCTCTTGACTACATTACTATATATGGCAATGAAGTTGCTGTGTTCTTTAAAGCTCCACTGTCAACTGGAGACCAAACGACTCTTGCTGCCTTAGTTGCCGCTAACACTGGAGTTCCCATAGTTCCAGAGCTAATTGCACAAAAGGTAGTCCAGGTTCTCGGGGCCGATACATTAACTCTGTCCCCTTTTGGATCATTGATTAGTCCAGCTGCTGGTACACTTACTAATTGTGATGTCCTCATTCCTATGGCTGTAGTGCTTCGTGGTGGAATTGTGTTCTCCCCAAACTCTGCAATGGGTGACTGGTTCTCTGTATCTGTGATCGATAAAGACAATGTTACGGGGCAAGGTGGTACTCCTGACAGTCCCACTATCCTTGCAACCTATATCACTAGTTGGTACATGATGCCAGGCATAGAAAACTGTGTAGAAGACGTATCTATCAGCGAACAATTGCCTCAGGGTCTATACATGAGAATTGCATATACGTCTGTGGGCACGACCGCACCAAATGTTTTAATCAACTTCATCACATACGTAGGAACACCATAATGTACGGACATATAGTCTTAGCAGACACTAAGTCTGGATTTATCCCCTCTGGTATCAAGTGGATAACCAACTCTCAGTTCAGTCACAGCTTTGTAACTACGCCAGATGTTCTTGGCATACCGATGTGTATCGAAGCTGCTGAAGGCGGAGTAGACTTTACCAGGTTTGATACGGGCTACGAGAACAACCAGAACGAAGGGTATGAGGTCTGGAATGTCAAGATAGATCAGAGCATCAAGGATGTAGCTATCGTTTCTATCCTCGCAGATCTAGAGACAGGTTATGGCTTTCTTCAATTCCCGTGGTTCGTGTGGCGCAAGCTTAACTCACTCGTCGGTCGTGATATCAAGGCACAGAATAACTGGGATACAGATGGAATGATATGCTCGCAGCTCTGCGTCGCATACTTGAAGGCATGCGGACTGCAGAGCGTGCTAGCTGGATATGGTGATGGTGCTATTGCTCCGCAAGACCTGCAGAGCATATTCATGGCTCATCCTGAGCTATTCGAGAAAGTAACGGACGTAAGACTTACTCAATAATGAGATCGTCTAAGATCATCAGTTCTTGAGTAGTTAGTAACACCTTGTCGCCTAGATCACTGATCTTGATGCTGCCGGCGTTAATATCAAGTGCAAGAAGCGCGTTAAGCTCGTCGATGAATATCTTCATGTTATCATCGCTCAGCTTCACAGTGCCGTTGGCATCTGCGTCCAAAGAACCGTCTTCCTTCTTGTCACCAAGGCGCCTCAAGGCTTCACCCCTCACTTCTTCGTACTTAGCAAACTCATCGTTTCCGACCTTGAGAATGCCTCTAAGTTTGAAGGCAGTCTTAAGTGGAATCTCTTGAGCAGCTAGCTTCCTGAGGATTGCTTGGTAGTTTGGGTCAACAAGTTTGCCTAGTTTCATTCTGTAAATCTCCTGCGAGGTATTATACTATTGGAGTCAAAATGAACTTACAAAAAAATGCTACATATTGCTTCAACCTACTAAAGGGATTCGGCAAGGAGTCTTTTGCTGTTGCTATCCTTGTTGCCGGCATAATCTTTCGTTGTAAGGGGTTGATAGATGGTGCCCAGTTTGTAGACCTGATAAAGAACATAGGAATGACATATCTTGCCAGTCACACTATTAATTCCACCTGGGGCGGTAACATCACCAGCGTGGTACCTGTGCCTCCAAATGCTACAGTTGATGACCCCGATAAGGGTCTGTAAGGCCTATCTTGGGGCACAAGAATCCATAACAAACGCATCTCGGGGCATTCTAGGACGTTTAGAAATGCAATAACGGGATGTATATTGATTCCATTTTTGCACTTGCGTATAACCTAGGTTGACCCCGTGATATCATAGTAGTAGGCTAGTGGCCCACGGGAGACTCATGTCTGATAGTAAGAAGATAGACTATATACAAGAGAGAGTTGACTCGGTAGCGAGCACCATAGCCGGCATAGACAAAGATATGGCTATCCAGAAGGCCAACTTTGAAGTCCACACCAGGCAAGATGAGCAGATGTACTGCGAGCTCAAGAGGATGAACGATATCCTGCAGCAGAACACAGATTCCCTAAAAGAACACATGGATAATAACGTCCTACTTAAGGACATGATCAACAATATGAACAAGCGTCTCGAGCCAATCGAGATCGAGTTCATCCAGAAGGCAGCAGTGAGAAGCTGGGTAATGTCTAAGGCTAAATTCATAGGTAAGGTCGGCGGCGCTATAGTGGCTGTTATAGGCGTATGGATGTATGTCGCACCTTTGCTAGGACATCTACTCTCACTTAGGTAACCAATTCTGATATAGTATAACCTGATTGGCCATGAGAATTACCTCATGCCCGTAACTTCTTGAAAGGAAGTATATGGCCCAACAACCGAACAACTCTGGCGGAAATGTATCCGCTCCATATAGAGCACCCGCTGCAAAAGTAATTGCAGGGGCTCTAGCAAACAACAAGGTGGCTCAGTCGCTAATCAATGCACTGGGCGTACGCTCAATAAACGCTATCGTAGCAACCAGCACATCCCCAACTGCAAACTTCGCCAACTTACAAGTTGGCGACTATGTTGTTCATATGGCCGCTGGCTCAACTTCGCCACTGGGCAATGCTGCTGGATACGCAATCTTGGGTGCGTCGGCCGTGACGGGTTCTACTGGATCTGGTAGCACGCTAACTGGTAACCTAGGTATTTATCCTAACAACGCTACTTCCATCACCAACTTTCCTCCAAGCACCTATACCGGTGTGGAGAATGCTGGCAATGCTGCGGCTCATGCAGCACAAACTGATGCTCAAACTGCATTCACTTCAATGCAGACTATGGGATTAGCTGGAACAACAATCGCATCTGCCCTTGACGGTCAAACTCTAACCCCTGGCGCGTATAAGTTCTCCTCGGGTGCAGCAACATTGGACGGTGGCGGTGCACTCACCTTCAACGGTTCAGGCATGTATATCATCTATACTGCGTCGACGCTCACTACTGGCTCTAGCGGTACTCCGGTGATGACGCTTGCTAGTGGTGCTACAGCTGCTAACATCTTCTGGATAATCGGTAGCTCTGCTACTATCAACTCTGGTTTCTCTGGAATCTTCCAAGGTAACGTGATCGCTCAGGCAAGTGTCACCGTCACTGACGGCGGCACTGTTGACGGCGGTTTGATTGCATTGACAGGCGGAGTGACGCTCAGCAATACGACAGCAGTTAATACTGAGTCGAGTGCTGGCGGACAGGTAAGCTATAGCACTATTGCTACAGCTGGCAATCTCGGCATGGCTGCAGTTGTTGGTGACCTATATCTTGACCTTGCGGTCGTCAATCTCGACAGCAATAACCCACTCATTCCACCGCCACCAGCCCAGCTTACGGCTAGACACACCGGCGACGGCGGCTTGGATTTTTAATTTTAACTAAACTAGGAGAATAAATAATATGTCAGTACAACCAAACAACTCAGGCGGAAACGTCTCGGCCCCAAACAGAGCCCCAGCAGCAAAAGTTATTGCTGGTGCACTTGCTAATAACCGCGTAGCTCAAGCGCTCATCGCAGCGTTGGGATCTTATTCGATCTCATACTCCGTTGTAGCGACCAACGTATCTACAACTGTTAACTTCAGTGGTTTGCAAGTCGGCGACTACCTACTTCACGTTCCCGTGTCACCAGGCAGTGCACAGTTTGCTGCAGTAATTGCTGCAGGAACCGCACCGTTTGCTGCAGTCGTTGGCGACCTATACTTGGCGTTGCGCGTAGTTAACTTGGATTACAATAACCCAATCATCCCTCCAGCTCCTGCAGGCAATACTGCAAGACAGACTGGTGACGGTGGCTTAGACTTCTAATAAGAGTTTAAGTTAAGAAAAGTAATTAAGGGCTAAACTGTGAGGTTTAGCCCTTTTTATTTTATAATATCAGTATGAAACTTTGTTATCATTGTAATGAAACCAAGCCCTTTTCTGAGTTTTATAAAGATGCCAAAAGATCTGATGGTTTTAATAACAAGTGTAAAAAATGTCGTAAGCTGTACCAGCGTAAGCAGTATAAAATAACGACTCGTTTTAACAAGTACAAAATAACAAGAGCCCAATATCAAGCTCTTTTAGTTGAGCAAGACAATTCATGTGCTATATGTAAGGATCAACTTATTGTTGGTCACATAGACCACTGTCATGAGACTAACAAGATCCGCGGCATTCTATGCATGAAATGCAACATGGCATTAGGTTTGTTTAAAGATAGCGTAGATGTTATTCAGAGGGCAGCTGATTACCTGGTCCATTCACGTAAGTAATCAGCCCTTTTATTTTTCCCTCGACGTAGTCTGGGTCGTTGAGGAGGCGGTTACGGCCGCTGGGATGAGGCATCTCGTAGAAATCAACGCGAAGCAGTGTCAGGG